CATGTTTGTACTAATCGCAATGTTATTCATAGCATAAATATAACTCAATTTATATTATATTTATGTCACGACGGCTTAAACGGTCGCAGAAGCTTAAACTGACGCAGAAGCTTAATCGGTCGCAAAAGCTTAAACTGACGCAGAAGCTTAATCTGTCGCAGAAGCTTAATCGCCACACCAAAAGAAACACGTCACGACGTGTTCATAAACCCGTAAATGGTTCCATAAAACGAAACGCCGGATGGATAACTATCAGCGTCCACGGGACTCCTTTTGACCGAGGATTCGCACACGGTTATCTTCTCCATAAGGAGTTAAAACGCGTTCGACCTATTTTGAAATATTTGGTGTCAACATACTACAAAACCACGCTCCAAGAATATTTAGAAACTTGTAAATCCTCTATTCATCATCATTTGAAGAACCCTGAATGGGCATTTGTCGAACAAGAATTACGCGGTATATGCGCCGGATACAAGGACAAAACCAAGACAACAACCATCAATTACGATATATTGGTCGGTTGGAACTCCTATTTGTCATTGGCCGAAAAGTATGAGCATAAAGACCCCAACAATATGTCCCGGTGTAGTGCGTTTATCGCAACGGGTTCAGCAACACATGATGGCAAATTGTTGATGGCACACAATACACACTGTAATTTTGCGTCGGGGTTCATATCCAATGTCGCAATGTACGTATATCCGGAAAATGGCGACTCCGCTTTCATGATGCAGACCGCACCAGGACTAGTGAATAGTTCCACCGACTGGTTTATCACTAAATGCGGCATCATCGGATGCGAAACGACCATCGCCAAAATAAACTATGTCCCGGATTTCACCGTGGGCGTCCCCTATTTTTTACGTATTCGCAAGGCGATGGAACAGGGGCGTTCACTTGATGATTATGTTGCGATGATGATGGATAGAAACGCGGGGGATTATGCTTGCTCGTGGTTATTCGGAGATACGCGGTCAGGCGAGATTATGCGTTTCGAACAGGGGCTAAACATTCACGATATCAAGAGAACAACAGATGGTGTTTTTTACGGGATGAACAGTGCGTTTTCGCCGGAATTAAGGGCACTTGAGACAACCGATACTGGATTTGAAAACCCCGAATCGCGAACCGGTGCTCGTAATCTGCGACTCGAATATTTGTTGAAGAAGAAGGGGCTAACGATTGTCGATGCCAAACGAATTATATCGGACCATTATGATGTTGCCCAAAGTTGCGAAAATATGGGATCGCACACAATATGTAAACATAATGAGAATCAAGAAGGTGCTGATTTTTCGCCATCGGGGGCGACTGATGGAAAAGTGGTGAATACCAAGATGGCAATGACAATGTCATTTGAAGGAATCATGGGATCAAGTTGTGGGCGAGTATTCAGGAAACGTGGATGCCCAGATGCTGTGAAGAAACATGGGAACTGGAAATCGGTGGTGGATGATATGCCGAAACATCTGTGGACAAGATTACAAGACCACGGGTCTAATCGACCATAAGATTACAAGACCACGGGTCTAATCGACCATAAGATTACAAGACCACGGGTCTAATCGACCATAAGATTACAAGACCACGGGTCTAATCGACCATAAGATTACAAGACCACGGGTCTACAAGAACATCGGTGTAATCGACATAATCATTCAGAAAATTGAAATAAAGAGATTAAAGAATATTAAATAAATATATACAACAATGAATCCTAAAATTAACAACGTATCTGAAGAACACGGAATTATGCGATTTACGCTGTCTGGCGTGAATCTCAGCTTGGCCAATGCCATTCGCCGAATCATGTTAAACAATATTGACACAGTCGTTTTCAGAACTGAAACCAGCGAAGTAAATCAATGTAAAATCGAGGTAAACACTGGCCGTCTTCACAACGAAATTGTAAAACAACGCCTTAGTTGTATCCCCATTCACAGCACAGACATCACTGAATTACCCGGAAAATATTATTTAGAAGTCGATGTGCTCAACAATACCGACCATATCATTTATGTGACAACGGAGCATTTTGCTATCAAAGACAAACAAACCCACGAACCCATGCCACGAAACAAGGTCGCCGAAATATTCCCCCCGGATTCACTCACTGGCGCATACATCGACTTTGTACGTCTCAGACCTCAGATTGGGGCGACGCCAGGTGAACAAATCAAATTGACATGCGAGTTTGCCGTTGCGAATGCCGAAGTCAGCAGTATGTTCAATGTGGTTTCAAAATGCGCATACGCTTTCGCACCGGATGCCACAAAAGCCGCGGCTGCTTGGGAAAAAATTGCCAATAAAAAAGCGAGTGAAGGTGCCACACAGGGTGAAATCGAATATGCCAAGAAGGACTTCTACGCGGTGGATGCCCAGCGATATTATGTGGAAAACAGTTTTGATTTTGTAGTTGCCTCGGTGGGTGTGTTTTCAAATATTGATATTGTGAAAAAGGCGTGTAAAGTCATGGAGCACAAGTTGTTGGATACAATTGCGAAAGTAGACCGCAATACGTTGATTATTGAACATAGCGAGACAACAATGGACAATTGCTTTGATATTGTGTTAGTCCACGAGGATTATACGCTGGGAAAGGCGATTGAATACTATATGTATAACCGGTATTTTGAAAAAGACAAGCGCCTCTCGTTTTGCGCATTTAGAAAACACCATCCACATGATGATTATAGTGTTATTCAGGTGGCATACAAAGAGAATGTTAGTATGTCAAATATTATGGAAGATGTCAAAGTTGCTTGCCAAGACTTGGTTGGAGTGTATGTGGCAATACATGGGATGATGTAAATCTGCCATATGATGTAAATCTGCCATATGATGTAAATCTGCCATATAATACGTAAAAAACATGTCCTTAGATGGACACGTTTTTTGTTGTTTTTTTATTATTTATATGTGTATATCATATTATTTTTTTATTTTTTATTGTTTTTTATTATTTATATGCGTATATTGTATTTTTTATTTTTTCATAATGTATCTATTGTATAATACAGACAATGTTGTCCCGCACTTGACATTCTCGTTTGCCGAATACATATTCTCATACAAATGCTGTAGCATTAATCTCAACATTTGAGGCGCATTCCTTCGCATAAACTCAAATGTTTCCTTCATGATTTTGTCGCCTTCTTTGCCGTTGATTTTACAAAGTATTTCAACAATGGTTTCTGAAACCTCTTCGGCATATGGCATCAATTTGCGCAATATCTTGACACCAGTATCTCGTGGAATCAATATACGAGTATGGTCAATGACTGATACATTTATGAACATAATTTCGTCAATGTCGTCATCTGATGTGCTTGAAGGAACGACACTTGCTGCTGCGCTTTCGCTCGAAGAAGGTGTTGCGCTAGCACTTACTGCTGTGCTTGCTGCGCTTTTGCTCGAAGCAGTATTGTCATCTGAAGGTGTTGTTGCTGTACTTGAAGAAGGTACGACATTTGAAGGCACGACACTAGAAGGTACGACATTTGAAGGCACGACACTTGAAGGTACGACATTTGAAGGCACGACATTTGAAGGCACGACACTTGAAGGTACGACATTTGAAGGCACGACACTTGCTTCGCTTGCGCTTGAAGAAGGTGCTTCGCTTGATACACTATTGTCATCATCAGATGCCGTACTAGATGATATTATCCCAACATCCGAATCTACTTCATCTGTCGAAGCCACATCAGATGACGCATCATCATCAACATCTCCATATAAATCATTCAGCGAACTATCAGGCTCGGGCTTATCATCGCCAACCAATTCCTCAAAATATTCCCAAATAATGTCAGCAGTTTTGTTGCGAATTGTTTCAACAAGTCTCTTCATATTCAAAGGAATTGCCTCTCCTGTATACTGATTCTTATTCTCTTGGATACCCATTGTTATATCTTGAATATTATCGGATGAACTATTTGGGTTATAGCTCAAATAGCAATTCGTGTGAAACCCGTCATGCGTACCTCGAACACCACTGCGTGCGGATGCTGTTTTGGAGTTTGCCCATTCAAAACATCCAATCAATTGATTAGTACGAGCAAATTTACATTTTGCCATAAAATCAAACTGGTCACCTTTTGCTGTATTTTTTTTATTTTTCTTATTGTTGTTGTTTCCGCTGTCATCAACATCAATATCACCAATGAGCCGTTTATCATATTCAGACATGAAACGCGCCTGTTGGCTTGGCATACGTGGGTTATGAATATCAAAATACTCGGGCTTCACACGCATACCTGTTTGAACCAAATATTCACCAATATAATGGTCCCATCCTGCCATATTGGATGTATATGGTTTAGCATCTTTACTAAACCCTTTACCTGACTTAGGAATATAATATGTTTTGTCATCCACACTATTTTCCCACAAGAATAAATATTCACCATTATTATTTTTATATTGGTGGATTATGTCCTCGTAAATCTGTCCAGTATAGTAGTCTAGTGAATTGCCTCCAAAATAATCATACATGTTTAAAACATGATTTTTATGTGGATTTTTAATAGCGTTTTTATAACTTATTTCAACTTGAAAATGACCAAATATTACGGCCATTCTATCTAACACAGCAACAGATTTGTCCATAAAATTGGCATGAATAATATTTTCAAGAGATGGCAAATATGGAAATCGGAGAATGGTTCCCATTTCCATCGCTATGTATTCCTCTGGAAACGGAGCCGGTTCACAATACGACATGCCTATGTATTTTCCAGAAGCGTATATTTGGTCCCAAGGAATTGTTACGCGCAATGACTCCCCATCTAAAACCTTCGTGTAAACATAGATTTCGCTTTTCTCCGAGAGAATCATCGTTGCTGGTTTGAATCCAAAACCGGAAACACCAAGGGCTTTATGGTTGCCGTGATTTTCACGATTCAAATCAAGCATGTTTCGGACTCGTTCAAGTGTCATTCCATAGCCATTATCAATGATGTCGATGTATTCAGCGGTGACGCGAAACTCAATCTTGGGGTTCTGTACACGCGGCAATGGTCTGTTATCTCTGTCAACCGCATAGAACATCGCATCTAGAGAATTGGCAACGAGTTCACATAGACATTTTCCAGGGGTAAATCCTTTTCGTTCAAAGTTTTTAATAATTCCGCGTTCGTTGAAAGAACCGAGTTGGGTAGAGGCTGCTGCTGATGCTGATGACATTTTGTGTGTTCGTTAGTTAGTTGAGTTGTTCTTTAGTTCGTTAATTACTTGATTGTTTTTATAAAATCCATTCAGTCAATAAAAAAGTTTCAATTTTTCAGATATAAACCATTCTGGTTTATATCCAAATAACCCCTGACCTCCAAAATATAAATATTTTGTCGTTCAGCAATTTTTCAGATGCCCCCCTCCCCTTTGGGGAGGGGGCATACAAAAAAACCCCCTACCATAAAAACGTGCCGTTTTTATGGTACGCAATTTTTCAGCTCTAATAAATATTATTTCTTCACATTCTTTTGCGTTTTACGTGCGGCTTTAGCCACAGCTTTGGCCACTGCTTTTTGAGTTTTGGCTTCAGCTTTAGCCTCTTTGGCATACGCCTTCTCAATATCTCGATAAACCCGTTTCATTTCTTTATCAATCGCCGCCTGTTCTTTCGCCGCCTGTTCTTCACTCAACCTGCGTTGATACTCTCGCAAATCGTCCGCAAACTGTTCAGCGCGGTTTTGAACAAACTCACGGAGTTCGGCATCCTCTATTTCAGTAGCATTGTTGAAAATCAGTATACTTTTTTCAAGTTCTGTCGACAAATCACTTAGCGATTCAACATCCGAATCATTATTTGAAGCCCGGTTTTTCAACGACTTCTTGTATGCCCGTTCAAGCGCATACTTGAGTTTCCGGGTATGTCGTTCATTTCGCGCAATGCGGTCTTGAATAACACCTCGGACTTCCGCCGTTTCCAACTTTGCCTCATTCATTTTCAGCTTGTTTTCGCCAACCCTCTGTTCCAACATCTCTTTAAATAATGCTTTTCTCACGCTATCCTTTTCCGTCTTCATCGTCTTGCGAACCTCTTGTTCACCTTTTCGCAGATTTGTCCGCATTGTTTTAATACCGGCATCTCTCGCATTTAGCTCTAATGTCATTACATCAGTTTCCTCACGCAATCGTACAACTTCGGGGTAATTGTTAAACACGGCTCGTTTTGCAGGGTCTTTACACTTGGTTTTGATAGCATTGAACGAGGATTGTTCATATTTGTGGAAATCGTCGCCAAAATCTGGCAACGGGTTAGGAGTTCGTCCACCATTGGGAGTATGTCCGCCGTTCTGAGCATCTGGTTCTAAAGCCCCCTTATGCTGCCGTATCTGAATATACATATTGCGCAATACTTCGCGGCGCATCCGATTAAACTCCGTGATTTTCTCGCGAACTCCTTTCACCACATCTTTTGATTTAGCGCGTTTTTCATTGAGAAATCCCATGATGCTGCGAATTGCGGCATTGGCATACCTTAGGCAGGCGGTTTCGACCCGTTTTTCCGCAAATTGATTACATACCAGTTTAATTGTACCGAATGATTCCGCTTTGATATTCTCGTACAACGCCTCTCTTGCCTCAATTGCGGCATCAAGTTCCGCTTTCAGTAACGCAGCATCGGTTTTCATCAAAACCCGAGTAAGTCGCGGGTCAAATGCCCGATACATTGGGCTCTGTAAAATCGGCGTTACCACATGTTTTATAATCGGTTGTGCGAATATACACACATCCTTTTCGCGATTCAAATAGCTCACATAGCCCACCATTTCATTCAAGAATCGGTCGCGACCCTGGGCGGAAAACATCCCCGCATCATCCAAATATAATTGTGCAAATGTTTCAAAAGCGTCCTCTATTCGGTCTTGACGTTCGCGACACAAGTTTAGCAATTTCACAAACTCCATCGGTGATGTGGTGATTGGGGTCGCCGTCATAATAAGCAATCGCACCGAATCCGCACCTGACACTTCGTATGACCGCATAACCGAGTCATAGAACGCCGTCATATCGGGTTTTTCCAGTGGCGACAATCCCCCGTCGCCGTATAATTTATGGGCTTCGTCAATGATAACCAGTGTTTTGCGAAGCGGGTCCGCGGCACCATTGCGTTTCACAAGGTCCTTGTAAATGCTGTTTTTTCCGGAAACCATATTCGAGAATTGTTTGTATGACATTGGACGAATTGACCAGGCTTTAGAAAGAAGTTTCATCCTGCCTTTTTGGTCAGCCGGAACGGCGGCACCCAGACGAATCATTGTGCGAATCGATTCACTACACACTTGGTCGAACATGTTTTTCCATATGTCGGATTTCAGTGTTGTGCGTGTAACCCAGAGAATCGTGTAGCCTTGTTCTTCGAATGAACTTGTTGCGGTGGCAATAGCAGTACAGGTTTTTCCGGAACCGGTGGAATGGATGAGCATAAGACCCTTATGGTCGAGCTGCGGGGTCATGAACATGCGAATAAAGTCTTGGGTGGGGGTGAATTGGAGTGTTGGAGAGCCACCGGCCTTTGCTGATCCGCCCATACATTTATTCTCCATAACAACTTCCGGCCATTTATAATCCGCCATATAGTTGTCGCGAACATATTGCCGCATTTCATCATGAGTTACCGGAAGTCGGATTTGGTTCTCTTCATTTACCAAAACATCCACTAATCGGTCTAGCGGCATTTGTTTCAAAATATGCTGGAATTCAGCATCGTATTTATTGCCTCCGGCAGCACCTCCACCTCCTCCGGCGATGCCTTCACCTCCTCCGGCGATGCCTTCACCTTCGGTAATCGGCAATTCAAAAGAATGAACCGCCTCATTCAATTCATTGTCAATCGCCCCTTCAATATACATCCTCTCCATATCTGCCGTCAAATTAAGCAATCGCACATCCAATCCAAGCGCCTTCATATACAAATCGTAAACCGTCGCGGCATTGTCGAATCCGAATCGAACTTCTTCCGGGATTTCACTATCATAGATGTTGACAAAGAGAGGCCATCCTCGTGTTGGATGAAAATCCAGCCCTTTTTGACCACATGTTCGCGTCCCTCTACCAATCACCTGTTTTTGGTCCGCCATCGTCATTTGTGGTTCAAAAATATGAACATATTTGATATCGAACAAATCAATCCCCTCTTTGAATCCGCTATCCATCACGATGAATCGCACCAGCTCACCATGTGAATTTTCCGGACGCATATTGAACCGTGTCAATAATTCTTTCCGCATGGCAACCCCGAGAGGCTGTCCAAACACATCGACCGAGTTCAACAAATACAAGTTGTTGTATCGGGTTTGATAGAGGTCATCCACTTCGCGCAATTGTATTTTGCCACATTTCTTGTCTTTTTCATCCGCCGGTGCCAAATACGCAGAGTCGTATCCTAGCCGGATACCCAGTATATCCATAAGCGCCGTTGCCAATAATTTGGTTGTACTTTTGACACCCGAGTAAACAAAATGCTTGAACCGCCGACCATAAATGCGCAAATCATCTTCATCCTGCTTTTCAATTTCCTCTATCATTCGCAAACATTTAGGTGAAATGGATGCCAGGATTTCGCGTGTCAATTGACGGTGTTCAGGTCCCGATTCAAAACTATATCGCGGGTCGGATGAGGCAAAATTTCCGGTTTTCTGTATACATTCCGCATTATACATGGGTATAAAGTCGGCGGGGTCGGGGTCAATATTTTCTAAATACGCATCTAAATTGCGGTCTTCATCTAGCATATCAGCAAAATCGGGAGTGAGTGTAGAAGACACAGAGTCGGGCGTTTCTGCCATTATATAAGTATGAGCAGACTTTTTACAACCAGACTTTTCTCGTATATAAATATATATTTCAATGTCCCAAGTAAGATTTAATTTATTGGGTGGACCATTCAATGGATATTCCCCGAAACAAACAATTACAAACTATAAACCAACAGAGGTGATTAATATGCGAAGAGTCATTACTCGTTCGTGGACTAATATTAACACTGCGGACACGGTCAACGCAAAAAAACGAGTACTAACCCCTTTTCGCGCGGCAAATAATCTCGGTGATTTCCTTGCTCGAAAGAACTATGTAACCGATGGCCCAAATCCTCAGTCTGCTTCGCGCCCTGGATATGGGAGATTGATTGGCAGTATTCGCCCAAATCCCGATAATAGTGGCGTTATTGGCGCCTCTTGTAATCCCAAGTTTGTCTCCGACAGCTCCGATTACATCAAGTTCAAGCGCCAAATTGCCACAATTCGCAATTACAATGACCTCTCTTTTGGCGGATACAACAACGCGTCCTATGTTGCCGCAAAGAAGAATGTATAAGCATAGAATATAATGTACAATTATTTAGTTGAATTCATTGGCACAATTTTCTTTGTTTATGTCATTTTGGCTATTGGCAATCCTCTTGCTATAGGTGCTGCGCTAGCTTTAGCTATTTTGTTGGCGCAAAAGACTTCGGGTGGACATTTTAACCCCGCCGTTTCTTTAGCAATGACATCTGCTGGCAGTTTACCGGTCACCGAGTTGTTCCCATATGTTACTGCTCAAATGTTTGGCGCATTGGTTGCGCACCAGTTGTTTATTCGTTTCAAGATATAAACGATTCTCATATACACTCTTTGATATCATTTAATCAAATGATATCATTTATTGCTTCTTGTAAAGCATTCGAAATAACATATAGAGGCCCAATACTGTTACCGAACCAACAAATAATTGTTGACCGGCATCCAAATCAACTTCGCTCGATTCATTCAAGTTCTTCATCGTTTCTTTAATATCTGGTGATATATTTTCGGCTTCGTAAACAGCAACATATTTTGTGTCTTTGCCAGCTTTACCATCAGTATCGATTGTTTTAATTGTCACAGGGACACATCTATCGGCACTAATCACCTTTCTACTCGGCATATTAATAGTTTGTGCATTATTGAAATCACGACTTGCTGAGTCAAATATGCTCATTTTTGAGCGATGAGCATCAACCACTGTATGTTGTGGATATTTACGTCCATTTGGACCAGTACATGTTTCGCCAGTATATTGAAAATAAATGCGGCCAAATGGAGGTAAGACCGACAATACTTGTTTCGACGGATTCCCTGCCAATGCTTTCTCGTACTCATTTACCTCATTGTTAATCGAGGCATAATCGGTGGCTTTAGGTCCAACAATATATGATGAATATTCATTCGGATTGTAGTTTCTTGTTGTTGTTGTTTGCTTGCTCGTGCTACTGCGACTGCGACTGCTCTTTTTTTTCTTCGGAATTTTCCAAAACCTCTTGGAGAATATTCCTGGTGCTTTTCTTTTCTTTTTCTTAGCCATTATATTTTACAACAAGAAACGATTTTGCCGAGGAACCCGTATACACGGACAGCAAATTATTCGTCTGACCTTTTCACTAAAATACTGTCAATAATCTTTTGATGGCCTTCAATGATGATTTTGACACGACATAAAAATCCCTCTTCTTTTGACCGATTTTCTTCAGTATACGCCGAATCAAACTTCAACAAGTTTAATTCATTTCCTAAAAGCGTAACTTCGCGATTCCCAATATACTGGTCATATGCGAGTTTTAAGCTTGTTTCGTTGGCATTAATGCCACTATTCACCAACAATTTTAAGTTGACTAATATGAGAGAATTGGGGTCGGCATCTTTGTCAATTTTGATTGGCACAGCGGGGGTCGTAGATTCGCGAATACTGCGTATCATATCTGTTTGTTTACCAACTTTCTCGAATGCCGCTGCTAATTCAATTGATTTACTTGCTTCTGGTATTTTACATGTCTCAATGTTAGTTGGTTCTTCGGCGGTGGTACCTTCTAAACCTTCGCGCAATGAACCCGGGTTCAACCAAAATCGGTCAACTAGCTCGGTGCCAATCAAATATGCAAAAAATAAAAAAACAACTAAGCTTACAAAATGTTTAACAATGTTTGTGAGTACCATCTTTTATATTATATACGGATTTTTTACATGTGGTTTTACATCTGTATTTGTATGATACAAATGCGTTATAAATCCGTTTTTTAGAATTAGTCAATGTTTCAAATGACGGTTTGTAACCACATGTGCGCCAATGTTCGGGGAAATTGTATGTTTTCACGCGAACAACATTCAAATTACGGTCAAACTTCTTCACAATTCGCGGTTCTAAATGCTGGACAAAATTGATGAGCTGTTGCCGCTTTTCCAATATATCCATCTTATTGTAATACTTCAAATCTTCGTATAACTGGTCAAAATCCTCTTCTTTTATGGCATGTCGCAAATAAATGCGGAACAATTCACGTTGTAAATCCCAGCGTGTCATTAGATTCTGGTTCACTATTTTGGCGCGTTTATCAAGTGCTAAATAACGCTTGTAATCAGAGACCATTTTGGTTCGTGCTTTCCATGCGCAATATGCGTCGATTTCAGCGTTGTCCATTATGTGGATTCGCTGCTCCTCCGGATGCGTCCCATACTTCCCAGTTATCAAGTCAATGTAGGTAAATAATTCAGTCATTTTGTATATTATTTTACGAAGATTGTGTAGTAAATAATCAATTTTTCACAATCCAGTTGTCAGTAGCCGTTTGGTACCCGCAAGGGTAAAAAATTGAAAAATAATTATTGCTAAAACATATTCAAAAACAACCCATATAAATAATAAAATGACCACCGCCGCAACTCAACGACCTCTTGTAATTTCCATCGAAGGTAACATCGGCACCGGCAAATCTACGCTGCTTGCCAATTTGAAAATCCATCTACAATCCAAATATCCCGATATAGCCGCCAAGATTCTCTTCTTGGAAGAACCTGTTGACGTATGGGGGAAATTTTGCGATGAAACCGGCACCAATATTTTAGAGAAATTCTACAAAGATCAACGCAGATACGCATTTACATTTCAGGTAATGGCATATATCACTCGACTATCCCTTTTGAAAAACGCCATCCGAGACAATCCCAATTGCGAAATCATCATCATCGAGCGCTCGTTGTGTGCCGACAAAAACATATTCATGGATATGCTTCATGACGACGGAATCGTTGAAAACATCGAGTACAACATTTACAGTGAATGGTACACCCAGTTCATTAGTGAATATCGGATGGACGCCGTGATATATTTGGATTCTATACCAACAGTTTGTCAAAAGCGAATTAGCAGACGTAGTCGTGACGGCGAAGACGCGATTCCGCTCGATTATTTGAAAAAATGCCGCGATTATCACAGCAAATGGTTGGTCGATACTAAATGCGCAACCGGATATTCACTTTATGACGACTCGGTTGTTTACACAATTGAACACGAGGAACAAACTTATCCGGTCTTACAAATCCACACAAATGCGGAAACCGATTATGCTGAGAATAGCACGGGATACTATTGGCTGGAGTCAATCTGCCTGTTCATCAAATACCGAAGCACTGAACTGACAACACAGATGGTTGAGGATGCCAATTTTGAACTCCTTATGAATTGGCGCAGAATGGTTAGCGATAAGAGCGACCATATCCACAAGCGGTTGCGTGAGATTTGTCCTCACACGCTATGTGTTGAAGAAAGTAATGATGTTGGACTTGACGGAGTCGTATATTTCAGACAATGCGACCGCTGTTATACAACATGGATGCTATAATGTTGTAAAATAAAGAGTGTGAAATCCTGTTTTTTTGGTAGTTCAATCATTGAACACGACATATTTGGTCATTATGTATGGCCGGTCTTGAAACCGAATATTGAAGTCATAGTAATAAGTATCGGCGTCGCCAATGGGCAATTGCTCCCACAAATCCGCAAAATACAAGTTCAGGATTCCTTGGTCATTCGTTCCCGAGTTTGGGTATTTAGACGCCAAATCGCACAATTGCTCAAATGTGTCGTCGCGAATAAGGTGCGTGTCAAACAACATGATTGTTGATTGGAAATAGTCGGCGTCCATATTCCAGCGCACTGACATATCTTCGACCAATTGTGGGTTCACGGGAAATTGGTGTCTTAGACGCCAGGCATATTCCGGGTATGCGTCCGAATGCGCCAACAATTTGTCAGGTTTTACACATGCCAAGATGGGCGCAATGGGTGCGTAAATCTTGGCACCACAATCGACGTAAAAAATGTAGTCCCATTGTTTGAAAAACGGCGTGAAAATATAAAACTTGTGATACTGGAATAGCTTGAATCCGCTTTTGCCGCATTCGGCGTTTGTTTTTTCTATGGCGGAAAGAGCCTCCGGTGTAAATGTGATGTCGGGACAATGAACCACTTGAACCGCGTGTTCTTTTATGAATGGATGAGTATCTATATTGGGCAAATCATTGCCAACCACAAGGACAATGGGGCCGTGGTAGCCCCCGATTTCAATTATATTTTCACAAGTAGTGATGAACTTGTCCAAATATCGGAAATTACACACAAACACGACGGCACAAGACATTTAGTGATTATTGTGGTTTGCGTTTATATTTTGTATGCCTCTATTATATAATGCAGGCAAAACAGATTTTACCCATGGAGTTATCTACCGAAACAAATCAGATACCTGGTACTTTTTCAAGCAAAATGAGTGGTGGAGCGGATGTCAGACCGGAGCCCCTTAGATATGGATTTGCGGGGGACAGTGTTAGTCCGGGGAAGGCCATTTTTGCCGGAGGTAAGAAGAGCAAGCGACAACACAATAGTAAGAAGAACAAGAGTAAGCGTAGACGAAATAACAAGAGTCGTAGGTCTCGTAGATAAACAAGATATCGTATAAAAAATCATATTTATCACCACGATAAATATTATTAAGGTCATGTAATTTCGGGTCATGTAATCATATATTGGTCGCAACAATTCTTGCGACTCATTGTAATATTGATATCCGGAAATACGGTTTTCACTCTACGTAAAATCTGTTTCCGTAATGATATCGGGTTAATTGTATTTGAAACCAGGTCGCCATAGTGCCGCATCAACCATTGTTGGGAACCGTCATAGTTATCACATTGTTGGCCATCTTGTAATTGTACACACATCAGTGTAAAATAACTCGCCGCAAAGCCATATGTCTTTGTATCGACAATATTGGTATAAATATGGTTATAGTATTTGTCCACAATTTCGTTGATATACATACCACGAAGCTGCTTATAAGAATATTGATAATCTTTTACATCCTTGTTTTCAATATATTTTCTCAAAGCACATACCAATATAATGAGTATTATTGTCATACTTAAACACGCATACATTTCGACTAGATAATTGTAGTATAAAAATACACAAAACTGTTTTCAATTATTTGATGGCAGCTCTTGTAAAAATTGTTCTAATTGAACTTGACAACTATTTTCACAACTTCCTTCTTGATTGATTTACATGCGGACACAGACAACTCCTCCCGCTTCTTGCGAGTCTTATTGTCAGTTGTTTCGCCCGAGTCTTCTACATTCTTCTTAGAAATGCTATTGCGCGAGTTCATATCTGCCTCAATGGCATCATAATGCTCCTCGATGTATTCTAGGACCCGATTATCAATGGCCCATTTGAAGAAGTTGAGCTGACCAATGGTCGTCTCCAAAAAAGTGTCATCGGCATAAGGTATCATAATTCGCTCTCTGCGCGAAAACGGGTCGAATCTGATTTTACTATATGCCTTCAATTCCAATTTATAACTATTAAACACCTTGAACCGCTCCATGTTTTCCTCACCATTATACACAGTACTACACCGATTCTTGGCGGGAATCGAATACACTGTGAAGTTTTTCTTGGCAAAATTGGTGACGAACCAGTCAATAATTCGCAACGAAGTGCGGGATTCGCCATTAATAATATTCATCATTTTCTCCATATTTCCATCCCGATTATAAAAATCCAGCAAATTATTTAACAAGAGCTCGTTTTGACTTTGATTTCTTTGTGATAGCATTTGTATTAGTAGAGGCGCGTTTGTTTAAATGCTTTTTACTAGAGTTCACTTTTCTACCACCCGGTTTTGCCGAGGATTTTCTAGACTTGGGCGAAGGCACATACACAGGTACGGACATAGACTTGGGCGAAGACACGGGTGAAGACTTGGGCGTTCCAACAAATCTAAATATAGCACATATTACGTTTACAAGATATTTTGGAGTATTATGTTTTTGATCAGATTTTATTCGTTCTTGTTCTACAGGGTCAAGTGTATTAAGAATATTTATAGTAAAATATCGCGATGCGTAATCCAACAATGATCTGTATGGTGTGAATATATCTTTATTATATTCAGTTGTATACTGTTCAATAAAATGTGTATTAATATTGTAAAAATAATAAACTATATCATTGATTGTTTTGTTTGTAATTTTGTGTTTTGTTTGTAATATTTCTAAAATAATTGGTACAAAGTGTTCTCTATATGAAACTACAATGTATGAAAAAGTTATATAGAATTGTATAATCATATAGAGTTCACATTTTTGTTTGAACGATTTATCAAGACCTTTTATATCATGAACAAACTGTATATCAAAGTCAAAACCTGTCCATATTTGTTCATCATGAGAGGATGATATGGTGGCAGAAGCTGATGTGGCGGAAGCTGATGCGGCAGAAGATGCCGACCCAGTAGATTGTATTATACATACATTACCTGGTTTATAATCAGTATCAATATATCCATGTTTAATATATTTTTTAACATGAATACTCATATTATCGTCAATTTTGTCAACAATCGTTTCAAACTCTGACTTGATTGGATACATACCATCCCATATTTTTGTAATTTTTGTAATTTCATTTTGTACATATTTAACAACATCAAAATCACACCGTTCTTGAAATACAAAAAACGTTTTTTTGAATCCATTATCGACAAGTGATTGTGCGGTTGATAAAAATCTGTTAAAATCACTTTCTCTGTCATCGGTTATATTCCATCGATGGTACTCATATTCTATTATTTCATTTGGTTCAACTATGGCCTTTTCTGATGACGGCTCTTTCTGACTAACTAAGGTCTTTACTTCTTCCATAATAACAATACCATAAATCTTGGTTGCCATTTGATAGGAGTAAAACCTTTCTTGTAGTCGTATATTTTCAATACAGTCTCTATATTCTTTGGGTGTATTTGTCATAATGCACGAAACAACAACACTGATACCACTACCTAACGATGGTTTTTGAACTTTTTTTATATCGTAAATCCCTATGTATATTTGTTGAAGCTGTTCAACTTCTAATGAAAAAACATCATTATTAAGATTTTTGTACTCAATCATTCTATTTCGTGGATAAACTCCAGCAGTAAAAACAAATTTGGTCGAACCTTTATTCAAATAATCATTAATATAAACGTTGTTCATGGAAGATGTTTTTGCTACCGGGGCTTTTGTCTTTTCTACCGGGTCCGACATTACTATATTATTTCACCCATATAAAGATTTGCCTCTAAACTATCTAATATGACTACGCGATATATTATTTTGACCAAGGATAGTGCTGAGACTGCTGACAACAATTCCGGCAATCAGCTCATATCAATTAATCGGTCTCTCACCTATTTGATGCCCTCCGTAAATACCGCATACTACGCTGAACGTGGGCTTTTCGAAAACAATCTTATCGAATGGTGTAAGCAGTTTTGTAGCAAAGACTCAATTTTCCTGGATATCGGCGCACACACCGGCAGTTATGCCATCACATTGGCACCTTTTGCGTCAAAAGTCTTGGCATTTGAACCCCAGCGTCAGACCTATTATGCCTTGTGCGGCGGCGTGGCTCTTAGTGGAGCCAGAAACGTTATATGCCATGAATATGGACTCGGCAATGAGTCCCAAGTTGGTACAAAAACACTCCATATTGTGAGTAATGATGGTGGCGGGTCCACAGTTTGGGCACCACCTGCTGACAAAGTCCTTGGTACGGAAGACATTCAGGTGAAAACGCTCGATTCGCTGAATATCCAAGAACGCATATCTTTCATCAAGATGGATGTAGAAGAGAATGAACTGTGCGTTTTACAGGGGGGAATGGAGACAATTGTGCGCGCGAAATATCCCAAAATCCTATTTGAGTCAAATAATGAGAATGCTGCTCTGTTCAATTATTTGCGAGATGTGTTGGGATACCAGATAGTGAAAGTGAGTGGGTATTTTAATATGTATCTGGCGACCATGTAATGTGCCCACCATGTAATGTGCCCACCATGTAATGCGCCGACCATGTATTGTGCCCACCATGTAATGACTTTTATTTCAATTGTCAAATAAATGAAATAAAATTAACGCGTATTTTTGCGGGTTTGATATTTGCCACCTTTTTTGGATGGCGACCGCGATTTACTTTCTTTCCCACGTTTCTTGGAACTATTTGGAGAAATGCTAAGACTTCGTTTTCTTTTATTATCGCGAGCAGTATTAATAATCGCTTGCCGCTTTTGATTTAAAATGTCTTCTCGCATTTGACTGTAAATATGTTCTTCTCCTCTAATTGGGTCTGAAGTAATCAATTTGGGTCTTCGAAAATTAGGTTCTTCCTTATGTTTTTGGGGTTTATCATAAAACCTAGACTTCTGTTTAACCTGGCTGGCATGTGGACTTTTTGGTGTCAAAGATTTATCTAGTTCTCCTCTAGCATATGCTGTCGACTTTCGTTCATTTGGAAGGAATCTTGTAGGAACACCAACTATCCGATTAGTATCAGCCAAAACTACAGCTTCTGCGGGAGAATCATCTTCATCCATTCTATGCCGTTGTTCCAATTCTACTAGCCCCATATCTACATTTTCAACAGCATTATTTATAGCAAGTTTAAGAGGTTCAAAATCACCGCCATAATTACGAGCCTTTTGTACTACAATTAACAATTCCTTTACCATATTTTTAATAGTTAGATTGCGTGTTTCTGTTGTATTGTATATTTCTGATAATTTGAAGTCTCGTAAAAACATATCAGCTGTTCTATCTACGGCACCGGGTTTATTATTGTCAATATCACTTCGCTGTGCTTGATGAGTATCTAACCAAGCCGCTATAGTATTCTGTATAACATCTAAATGTTCCATATTATTCAATTCTAATTTTGGGAGTGGCGGTGGCGGCGGCGGTGGCACAACTTTCATTTTCGGTTCACTCGCACGTTCTGCCATAGCATACGCGCTAACAGCATGAGTTCCTATATTTAAATTACGCCTTTCACCAATACCATATATTGTTTCCAAAACGCGTTCAAATTGAGTACCTTTTATTTTTTCGAGTCTGTCTCCTAAAAACGCGAGTAAATGAATATATCCAAAAGGCTTGATTATATATATTTTAGCATGATTCAACAAATCCAAATCGCTAAAATCAATACTGGCTTCTACATCATATAATGTAGGAAGGCTCGTAATATCACTAATACTGTCTTTAATCTTTGTCCGTTCTTGTAAATCTATGCGGGATTCGGTGAACAATGACTTCATATCTTTATACAACTCGCGATTCATAACTCTCAAAATATCTTTCAATGCTGGCCACATTTTCAAATTAGAAATGTGATTCTTAATATATTCATCAATATTACTCGATATTGTGGTGATTACTTCTTTCAAAAATGGGCTAGTATCCTGGCTTTTATAAACAACATCAATCATACTTTTAATATCACCGGGTGTCATACGTCGAAACTCATGGAATGGATGTTTCAAACAACACGAATTAAAATCCGCGCTTACTGCCAGGGTTGCCTTTTCATTTATAAGCATAGATAGTGGCCCCAAGCTCAATTTTTGAAATGATGTAAAATAAGAACTTTCTCCGGCACTCCTATTTGCGGATGATAATGTACTAGCAACTAAAATTGCGGATTCCCACACATGGCCAGCGCTACAATTCTGACTTGTTATCGGTAATCCAACTTCGCCCGTTCGTTTGGCGGATTCACAATGGTCCAAATCTTGAGAATCGATTCCGGGAATAAATGGCAAGCCAGTTAACGCGCATATACGCACATATGAATATATTTCGTCTTTGGTACAGTTTAATTTGCTTGTTATGATATCACTATATTTTGATATGATACTATCCAAAAATCGATACTTGCCCGTTTTTTCTCTTTCTAAGATATCTGTCCAAAAGTCATCTTCTGGTTGCTGTTGGTAAACTGATAATGCTGAAAATGTATTCATTATTGACCTTGAAGTAACTGGGTTTTTTGCTCCTTTATCACCTTCAACTAATACTTTTATTCCCCAGTTATTGGCAATTGATACAAGACTATTTTCTTTTGGATTAGTCGGAGTTAATAGAGGAGGAAAATGATTCTGCGCAGTGTCAATCTCTGCCTGTGAAAAAGTGGTTTTTGCTCGTTCTTTACCCTTAGAATCAGTTGACCTGCGGGTTTTTCCACGAGCTTTCTTTGGAGGCATTATATAATATATAAATAATTTATAGATACAACTTTCATAGTAGAAGAATCATGAAGTCATTATTGTATAATACACGATTGTGCTAAATTGTGCTTGTGTAACATTATTTTACATAATAATTATATACATGGAAACACCGGTAAAGTCTAAAATAAAGCCAGAAACCTATATTATTAGAGCAGGGACGATTCTTTATCGCGGTGATACGCCATTTTATATTGCCAATAAAGATGTTCAATCTCGGTTGCTTGAACAGAAACCAACATTCTTTGGTCTGGAGCCACATGATGTTAAACAATATGGTATTATTCATAGTTGGACAGTATCACAAAATATTGAACTATTACATTTAGATAATCCTGATGTAATGAAACGTATATATGATGGAGCACCCACACATGTGAAAGATGTGTTAGAAAATAATTATGGTTATAATCCAGAGACTAATATTATCGGTTATAGCAACTCTATTTTTGAACGGGACAAGATATTTTACGAGTATCTGTGTACAACTGGAAGCCCTGGTTATGCGTCTACCCGTGACGAAGGAGCGGAAATCAGTTCGTATGAAGTTATGATATGCGACCCCGCTAACTTTGTATTTTCTGACATTGTTTTACCGAGTGATGTTACAGACAACATGACATATATTGATAGTGAAATTAAAAAATATAATGAACGTATCAATCCGAAAGAGAATCTTGGAAAAAAGAAGAGGTCATCAGAATCAGTATTTTTTTTTAATGAAACGCCTCCATCCAAGCTTAGTGATTTTGCGTCTTCGTCAGTGGAATCTTCACCTGTGGTATATTCACCTGTGAAATATTCTCAGGTGGAATATTCTCAGGTGGAATATTCTCCTGAAGGTCAAGTTATGTATTCGCCACTAAAAATCCGAAGGGGAACCCCAAGTCCGATTAAGATGACGTCTGGAACATCATTTGTTGATTCACCTGAAAAAATGGCTCTATTTTCTTCACCTGAAAAAGAATTACCTTTAACAGTATTTGGGGCTCTATTTCCTTCACCCAAAAAAGGTGGTTCTAGAAAACGTAAAGTAATAAAAACCCGCAAATCAAAGAGAGGTAAATTACAATTACGCAAATCTCGTTCCAAATAATTATATTGAAATTGTTTTTGTTTATTACAAAATAAACAAAAATTATTGATAGTGCTTATGCTTATATGCGCTTGTTGGTGCTGAAGCTTGTTGGTGCTGAAGCTTGTCGGTGCTTACCATTTCCCAGAACCGCCACCCGTTTTCTTCACCATAATATTGTTTCCCTTGGCCTTTCGTTTGGCATTTGGGTCATATTCATCACCATCATCATCATCCGTCAGATTCTTCGACAATTCCCAGAACTCTTTTGCCCCAAGGCGATAATCTGGCCTCTCTTCGGCCTTGTACCAAAAGATTTGGTCGGTTATTTTATTCGACTTCGCATTGTTGTTCAAAACAAGCGCGCCATAATTCTCGGTCGTCTGGTCCATTACGGAACAAAATGATTCCAGCGTCGGGAACATCGACGCAAAATTCTCCCAAATCTTCTTACGATTTGCTAAATAATTCTCACGCAATATAAAAACATAGTCAATATTGGTGCGGAGATTCGGCGGAATACCCAGCGGGTATTGCATTGTGATGATCAACATCACTTTCCAATGTCTCCCGTTCATGAACAGAGCGCGCATAAGTTTATCTCTCGCCCACGTGTTATCATAGAGGCAATCATCAAGGATAACAAATGTGCGCGGGTCGATCGAACATTTCTTGTAGGTCTCCATTTCCTGATTACACTGCTTCATCACTGCCCTTTGTCGCCGTAGAACATTTTCAATAAGAACCGAGTTATATTCTTCGTGGATAAACAGTTTCGGCACGAGTTTTCCGTAAAACCCGTTACCTGCTTCTGTCCCAGATATAACCGTACCAATCGGAATATCTTGATGAAAATACAGCAAATCTTTGACCAAAAATGTTTTACCAGTGTCTCTACGCCCAATAAGCACAATAACAGGCCCTTTGTTTTCTTTTGGATCAAACGTTATTGACCGCATATCAAACTTCCTCAATTCAAGTGTCATTTAGATGAATTGAAATATAGGATTCTTTCATATATTTAAATGGTGTCTTTAACGCTCACGGATGTGTGTTTTGCTAAATATAGAGAGGCAGTCAATCACACAACTATATGCGTTTTGTATCAATATAAATAGTGATTGATTTAGGTATATAATTCCCGACCACGATGCGATTCAAACTAAATTACCAACGTGTGAGAAAACTCAATTTAGAAAAAATGGAAATTCAATATACCGAAACAGAGGAATTAGAGGAAACCGCCTACGACTACAATCCATTTCGTATTGCCGCACTACAATCGTATAATCCAATTTATAATCTATTTTTCAATATGGATTCCACAACTAGTCAAAAAATCACACTGAACCACCAATATTTGGCAACGAGTCTTGATTCGGTTGTAAATAGTAAGAACGAGTCTTCTGATGCCGCCATTTTTGTAAAATCGTCGCCTCTCTTAGACCCCCTCCATTTTCTTCGCGGCAAATACGATTTAGAAAATCCATTGATGAAACAGTTGCCTCTCTTGGAATCGACCGTCGACACGTGTTTTCCTAAATTATTAGATGTCAATAATTCCGCATATGTGGACGGATTCTTTTCATATTTGACTTCCATGATGCGTGAAACACATGGATGGATACATGGTGTTCAGTACTATGGGTCCTTTCTCGGAATCCAGTCCAGATTTAGATACAATATTGCCGACGATATTGAGTTTTTAGAAGACTCCGAGTATTTTTTGAAGAATAGAAGCAAGTATTTTGATTTAGATGATGAAGTTGCGTGTATATTCAATGAGAAAATGGGACCCGGTTCTCGCAGAAACCGCGACAAATTGACAATTGTGGGTGATGATACAATTGATTTGGGCGTAGAGGACTTGGGTGAAGATGCTCCGGATGACGTTACAGCAAATATCGCAGAAGATGATGTCGAATGTTTAGATGCTAATACAGTTGCCTCTATTGAACCAAGTAGCGAACATGTAGATAAACGTACTAGAACTTTGTCAACATCATCCTCATCATCCGATAGTAGTTTAGTATCCAATTCAACAGTTGATGATGAAGATAATGATATAGCAGATAATGCAAATAACGTGAATACCGAAGACACCGAGTCAACCACAGACGCCATCGAAGATGACGATAGTGATAACTATACTGACTACACGGACTCCGAAGAGAAATTATTCGCATATTTACACGATTTCCCGGTTCAGCTCATTTTTCAAGAAAAATGCGTCGGAACATTCGACGATTTGCTAATGCGAAACCAAATCAGCGCAAAAGAAATAATCGCCGCGCTATTTCAAATTACAATTATTCTGGCAACATACCAAAAAATGTTCAACTTTACCCACAATGACCTCCACACAAACAACATTATGTACATAAAAACCGATCTGGAACATATCCATTATAAGTTGAACGACACCATTTATAAAGTCCCCACATATGGCCGCATTTTCAAACTCATTGACTTTGGTCGCGCCATATACCAATTCAATGGCCACCAATTCTGTAGCGATAGTTTTGCCGAAAGTGGTGATGCCAATACACAATACAACTGCGAACCATATATGAACGCAAAAAAACCGCGAATTGACCCCAATCCCAGTTTTGACCTGTGTCGACTCGGTTGTTCCCTCTATGACTTCACCATGGAATCTGACTCAAAAGAACTGAAAGCACTCGTAGATAATTGGTGCGAAGACGATTCTGGCAAGAATATCCTCTATAAATCCAGTGGAGAAGAGAGGTATCCCGGATTCAAATTGTACAAGATGATTGCGCGATGTGTCAATAATTTGGTGCCGAAAGATATTCTGTGTCGACCCATTTTTGCCAAATATCGTTTAGCTGACCCTGACGACCAGACACTATTGATTGATATTGACGCGATGCCAACCTATATGAGCAACAACAAATAAATAATATTTGAGCGTAGAATATTAGAGACTATATGCCCCATATACCATATGGAGCATATTGATAAGATTATTTATATAAACATGGATGCGCGCACAGACCGCCGCGCCGAATTAGAAGCAGAGTTTGCGCGCATAGGCATCCCCAATGACAAAATCATGCGATTTCCCGCCTCCAGTTATTGTGGATGCCCCAATACGGGATGTCTTGTGAGTCACGCAAATGTCATCCATTTAGCATATGAGATGGGATACCAGAATGTACTTGTATTAGAGGATGACTTCAGATTCATCGAAGATGCCGCCAAAGTAAATGCCGATATTTGCGCGTTTTTTGAAATGAAACTGGATTGGGATGTATTGATGCTTACAACATGCTCGGCAGTAGTTATACCGGAATATGTCGGCTACTTGGCATCGCGCATATCATCTTCTACAAATGGCGCCGGCTATTTGGTAAATCGCTCAATAATGATGGAACTTACTGAGTTATTCGATGCCAATGTAGAAAACCTTTTCAATACAAAAGCGCATTGGTTGTATCAGAACGATATATTGTGGAAGTCGCTGATGCCAACGAAACAGTGGTATATGTTCAACCAGTATTTGGGATATCAGGTAAGTGGATATAGCGACCTCTCACAAGACCAGAAAATCGCAATTGTTCCACAAGTATTCAATGTTGAGAATGTTATTGAATGGATAGAAGAAGTCCAGGCTGACCATATGAAGAAATACAACTATTTGGAGAAACTCAAACAGGATATAAAAACTATGAAGTGATAATATAATGCCACCAGTTCACGAGTCAGTAATACTATGCTATCCCGCAATTTCCAAAATCGCAAAAGCTGACATCAATGTATATCAGTATACTGAATCTATTTGCGCAACCCAACTCAAATACCAATATGACTTGTTGTTACATGTATTGAAAACCCATAAAATCGATTATAAAATGTTACCTGCGTCAACACCAGACTCAATATTTATGCAAGACCCTTTCATCATAACACCGACACACATCGTGATTGGTCGATTTAAAAATCAACTGCGAATAGAGGAAACAAAAATGATTGAAAAACACTTGCGTGATATAAATATCGGAAAAGTCCGCCAAGTTTACAAAATCAAACGAGGTTATTTAGAGGGCGGAGATTACCTATACCATAATAATACCACATTCATAATGGCGGGACAACGGACTAGTCGACTCGCCATTCGAGATATGATGTATGCCGATGTATTTGGCACGCCCAAGATTGCGCGAATAACACCCAACAAATCGTCGACAGACCCTATGAAAAAACATCTCGACCTGATTCTCGGGTTTATTGACAATGTTGCAGTATTGTGGTCTGGGGCAAAAACATACTTGGTTGATGTTTTTGACAAAGCTGGAAAACAGATTGCCTCTCTTCCATTGGAACATTATTTGAAAAATCTGGGATATCGGATATTTGAAGTGTCCAATACCGAACAACAAATGTATAGTTGTAATTTTGTGTGTTTTGACAAAATTGTATTGGCACAAAATCCGCGATTGGCAGATGCTACTAAAAAACAAGTTATTGTGATGTCTGTAAGCGAACCCAATAAAATGGGTGGCGGGCTCCATTGCCTGGTAAAAACCATATACTAATGTGATTTCATCACACGGTTGTTACGCGTTTTCCCACAATTGCGTTTGTTTCCCCAAGTACGTTTGCGCGTTTTTTTGCGTCCTCCTTCCGAATCATATGGGTCTAGTCCAACTCGGTGTCCTTTGCGACAGCAAAATGACCCATATATTGAAACCTTACCAATTTCACCAAGTATGTCAAATAATTTGGCCGGATAAATAGATTTACCTTGTGAAATCTTTCTGTAATCCGGAGATTTGTTTAAAAAAGCTTTATACAAATGTTTAATCATAAGAAAAGGAAACCCTCCTTCATTCAGTTTATACCCTTCTCTGTTTTCAAATAAATTATTATTATCCATTTGGATTATATTCAACATTTCATTAATCATTAAATCAAACTCATGTTCACCTGTATGAACAGTAAATAAAATTGAAAAATTGGCGTACAAATCTTCATAATATTTCGTCTCAGTTGAAAGAGTTTGAATACATTGACCAATGTCCCGTTTATCTGTTAATCTTGTTGAGTCATAACATTTGAATGATTCTGTCATGGATCGATCGGAACCCACGCGACAATCTTTGAGTTTTTCTTCAATCTCCATCTTTTTCGCATTTAGAAATGTTTGAGCCATAGAAAAAAGCTCTTCTACATCATGTACATCTTTTTTAGTATAAACTTTCTTTGGATTTACGGTTTGTTCTTTATAATATTCACGCCATTCAGCAGAACAACACGTCATTGGTCGTGAAATACGCCCCAATACGTTTATTTTGGCTTCCGGATTCTCATCAAAATCAGATAAAATTTCGTTCTTTTTATTTTTTAAATCTATTAATGAAGCATCAATATCGGACTTTTCAATGTCTAACTTTATTTTCATTCTTTTATAATCGGCGCACATATGTTCTCGAAAACGTGTTTTATCAACGCGTTTTAATAGTTTATTTCCACTATAATGTTGCGTAAGTGCGTATTCTTTACTAATAGGTATTTGACTGCCCCACGCAAGTATACCTGAAGGACCACTATTATATACAGTATCTGGTACATATCGCGGATTAATATCTTTTCGAGTAACTACATCTTCTCCTCCATGTCCAGTACCAAGGACGTTAATTTCTAATATATCACGAATCGTTAAATTGCTATCTGTTTTTTTTTCATGTTCATGAAATATATACGATTCTAATAAATCTGAAACATATTCAATAGCTTTTTCGTATTCTTTTTCCTCGAGTATTGATGTAATTAATCCTTTGGCAAAATTAATTCCATCAATACTATTTGCAGATGAATTGTATTTTTCATATTTTGTATAAAACCGTTGATATGGAGTTATCCTTACACTTTTGCGGAGAGGTCTATTATAATAAAAAACTTTTTCACCATCTTCCCATTTTTCCCAACGTCCATATTTGAACAATTGTGTTTTGACAGGACTGATTAATGATTCAGATATAGATCTTTCATTTGGCGGTCTTTCATTTGACGGTCTTTCATTTGACGGTCTTTCATTTGGCGGTCTTTCATTTGAACCCGGTGAAAGTTTTCTTTTTTTCCCCAACCCAATATCCATAATGTTGTTATATTTTATACCAACATTATACTTAGAAATCCGCGCTAAAATCAAAAACATTACTAGCGACTTCCTTGTTTGCCATTGCATACTCGCTATTTGTGCGTTCAAAGAAATTAACTTTACTATCCACACTAATTAATTCCATGAAATCCAGCGGATTCGCCGCGCCATAAATCTTTGGCACCCCCAATTGAACACATAATCGGTCACCCACAAACTCCACATATTGCGACATCAACTTCATATTCATTCCAATTAATCGGCACGGAAGCGCAACTGTGATAAACTCCTTCTCTATTTCCACGGCTTCGTGAACAATATTTTGCGCATCAGTCTTGTCCAGCTTCTCAAGCAATTTCCCATAAAGCATAATCGCAAACTCGGTATGAAGTGCCTCGTCGCGACTGATAAATTCATTAGACAATGTAAGACCGGGCATTAATCCGCGTTTCTTAATCCAATAAATTGCCGCAAAACTGCTGCTAAAAAATATTCCCTCTACACATGCAAACGCAATTAGTCGTGTAGCAAATGATTTGTTGTTGGAATCGTGTGTAATCCATTTTCGCGCCCAGTCAGCCTTTTTCTGAATACACGGAAATGTGGTAATTGCCGAAAACAGTTTTCCACGGGTTTCACGGTCCTTGATATAAGTGTCAATCAAAATACTATACATCTCAGAATGAATATTCTCCATGGCAATTTGGAATCCGTAAAAAGCGCGGGCCTCCGCCAATTGTACGTCTGCCATAAACCGCGTCGCCAGATTCTCCATAACTATTCCGTCACTTGCCGCAAAAAATGCCAATACCATAGATATAAAATATTTTTCATCATCGTTTAGTTTGCTCCAGTCACCGAGGTCTTTTGATAAATCGACCTCCTCCGCTCTCCAAAAACAATCGACCTGTTTCTTGTACATTTTCCAAATGTCTTCGTCTTTCACTGGGAACATCACATATCTTGAAACATCTTCGTGTAAAAGGTAGTCAATGGGGGCGTCGTCGGTATTCATCCTAAATAATATACTTCGTAGATTTTATGTTTTTATCAGAAAACAAATATAGTATTTTTCTTGGAGAAAAATGTGATTTTAAACGCACTTGGTCAACCAACAAATATGTAGATGAATCCGTTTATTAACCAATAAATTAATCAACGATTTATGTAATAATGAGCAATCCAGTACAAGTCCCAGCCAATTTAGACACAAAAATCATATATAAAATGTCATTCATCTACAAATCACTTGAACAGGGATGGAGTGTGAGAAAACGCGACGGTAAATATATTTTTCAAAAGTCTCATGACGGGAAAAAGGAAGTATTCCAAGATGATTATTTAGAAAAGTTCATTATCGAGAATTCGTCAATGGATTCGCTGAAGTAAACAGCCGAACCATTTCAATAGTTTCCAGGTTTTGTTTAGCAATAATTCTTTCCATTTGTTTAGCGATTTCTTCTTCCAATACCGGCAGACGCATATACAACATCGGATTCACGCTATAACTATATTCATTCACGTATTTATTGTAATTGAATACAATAACTATGACACGAGTAATAGCGCCATTTTTGCTGAATAATTCTTCAAAATTAATATGACAATTTGGGTCGGTAATTATACACAGCATACTGTTGGCAACAACTATGTAATAATCAACCCTCACGCCGGATACATACAATGGAACCGAATGTACAACTCCATCAAACTTGGTCTTAATAAAGGCACATACAGCTTGTTCTTTTGTCTTGTATTTTGACTGGAAAGAGAGAGGGTCATCTGGATACATTGACAAAAAACAATTTGAACAATAACCTTTGAACCTGGGATTCCCTGGATTTTCACTACACAACTTTGCCGAGCATTTTGCCGAGCCGGGCGCAGAATATTTATGTTCTTGTCGTGCCAAGACATTTTTCATTTCGTCCAATTTGTGTTCACTACAATACACGGGATACCCCATTTCAGTCCCATAGATGGGACGTTCGCGACAGCCAATATATTTACAAACTCGCGGCATTTTACTAAATACTGCCCCGATAATAAAAAGTCGGGGCAAACATGGACTATTTGAAACACATTTTCAAATATAATTGTTGTTATAATATTCTAGATTTATTGCCTACATATGTGTAGTTATTGCGCATACTATTTTGAAACTTTTTTAAATTGTCAATATTTTTTTTGAGCGTTAAGTGCGCAATTATTTAGGAAAAATTATGTTTTGGAATTATATAAAAAACATGGGAGGAGCACTTATGCAATTAGTCGCCTACGGCGCACAAGACGTTTTCCTGACTGGAAACCCCGAGATCACTTTCTGGAAGGTGTCTTACAGACGCCACACCAACTTCGCGATGGAGTCCATCGAGCAGACATTCAACGGCCAGGCCGATTTCGGTCGCCGTGTGTCCTGCACAATCTCCAGAAATGGAGACCTTGCTTACCGCACCTATGTCCAGGTTACTCTCCCCGAGATTAACCAGGGTATGGGAACCTCTGGCACCGGCCCTGTCTATGCCCGTTGGTTAGACTACCCCGGTGAGCAGCTGATCGCCCTCGTTGAGGTCGAGATCGGTGGCCAGAGAATTGACCGCCAATATGGTGACTGGATGCACATCTGGAATCAGCTTACCCTCTCATCTGAGCAGCAGGCTGGTTACTACAAGATGATTGGCCACACCACTCAGCTCACCTACTTGTGTGACCCCGCTTTTGCCGACATCAACGGCCCTTGCGCGGCCACCGGTGGCCCCAGCCAGGTTTGCGCTCCCCGCAAGGCTCTCCCCGAGACAACCTTGTACATCCCCCTCCTCTTCTGGTTCTGCAGAAACCCCGGCCTTGCTCTGCCCTTGGTCGCTCTCCAGTACCACGAGGTTAAGATCAACATTGACTTCAGACCCATTGGCGAGTGCTTGTGGGCTGTTAAGTCTTTGTCTGATACAACTGGTGCTTCCCAGGCTGTCACCACTGCTTACCAGCAGTCCCTTGTTGCCGCCTCTATCTATGTTGACTTCATCTTCTTAGATACTGACGAGCGCAGAAAGATGGCACAGAACCCCCACGAGTACCTCATTGAGCAGCTCCAATACACCGGTGATGAGTCGGTTGGATCCTCGTCCAACAAGATCAAGATCAACTTCAACCACCCCTGCAAGGAGCTCATCTGGGTTGTTCAACCCGATTCCAACGTTGACTACTGCAATGCCTTGGAGGGTAACTCTACCTTGTACAAGGTTCTCGGACCCCAGCCCTTCAACTACACTGATGCCATTGATGCTCTCCCTCCTTCGATTGCCGTCTTCGGTGGTCAGGCCGAGACCTCTGGTGCCACCGCCTTCATCTCTGGAGGTGTCTTCCAGATGCCCGGTGCCGTTGACGGTATCGTGTCCGGTGCCCAGGGCAATGCTAACGGATGGGACCACAGCGTCTTTGATGCTAGTCCTGCCCCCAACAGTGGCTCCCTCGTCTCCGATGCCGGCACATTCGTGCTCGCTGAGACTGCCCTCAACATGCACTGCTGGGGCGAGAACCCGGTCGTCACCGCTAAGCTCCAGCTTAACGGCCAGGACAGAATCTCTGAGCGAGAGGGTTCTTACTTCGACGTTGTCCAGCCCTTCCAGCACCACACCCGTGCTCCCGATACTGGCATCAACGTGTACTCTTTTGCCCTCAGACCTGAGGAGCATCAGCCCAGCGGCACATGCAACTTCTCCAGAATCGACAATGCTACCCTCCAGCTTGTCCTTTCTTCGGGAACTGTTGTTGGAACCAACACTGCCAAGGTCAGAGTGTATGCTTACTCTTACAACGTTTTGCGTGTGATGGCAGGTATGTGTGGCGTAGCATATTCGTAAAATTTAATGCGAATAAATGTGCGTTCAAAAGACGCGCAAGTGGATTCAAAATCTGCAACATCTCCAAATTGCGGGAAACCCCTCAAGGTATAAAATACTAAGCTTGTCAAGAAATTGATAAGTGGCTTATGATAACAACATAAGGTACAGTAAAAAGTTTTATATTATAGGGCAATCCGCAGCCAGTCTTCTAAGTCCGTTATGATAGGATATGAAGGCGGTTCAACGACTAAATGCTGATGGGCGTGAGAAGAATAATTACCTTCGACGATCGCTTAAGATATAGTCTATTCCCACTCGAGAGAGTGCTGTGCCCTTTTAAAAAGCACAGAGTAGCAACATCCGGAAATGTTTGTTGTGTTATTACTGGTATTAAAGCTTAAATTTCCAATTGTATTTGATAAAAAACAATGTTTTTTTATCAACCCTTTCTTTTGTCAGAAAGCAATCTTATATGTTGTGCTTTGTATTCTTCATCGCTGTATTTTTTCAGCATATTATCCTTTTGTTTTTGTTTCCGCTCCTGTGCTTCTTCATGCATTTCATTTGGTGTTTTTTTATTTTTATTTTTTGCGATTCGGTGTATTGTTCTTTCACCTACGTCCATTTTACCCGTATTTTTATTAGAGTTATGAATGATTGTAAGCTTATTTACAAAGTCATCAAATAACATGTCAAGTTTCATTACGTTACATTCAAAACAACATGGTCTGATATTTTCAGAGACATACCCAATATTGTTATCAAATCTGTCTATACCATTTGTATGCATATTGCTAGCTGATTTATTGCAAATATAACAATTGCGGGTTATAATATTGTCATATTCTTCGTTAGTCATTTGAAAATTATAACCAAGTTTTTCCGCTCGGATTTGATAATCATTATAATCACAACTAGTGTGATTTGGAAAAATATCCGGGTATAAATTGCCGAAAATGCGTTTTTGTATTGTTAAAATGTGTTCGACGCGTTGTATAAATGTTATATTGTCAAGAGAACCTTTAATAAAATTACACACCTTACAACAACTCACACAATTTTCAGAGATATATCCTTCTTTCTGATTTTTACGGTCAATTCCATTAAACCCCTTTTCTTGAATAATTGCACAATAATAACAGGGTTGTTTTACAAGTAATTCAAACTCATCCAATGTAAACTCGAAAGGAAGTCGATATTCATCCGCCCTTTTTTGATACATATAAAACGAAGCAGGAATACTTTTCTTTTTGTTTTCATTGTTTTCAGCAACTTTTTCCGGATTATTTTCACGCCATTTTGCGGCATTCTGCGCATTTCTTGCCATATATTCATCATAATTGCCTTCAATTTGACGTTGTCGGTAATTCAAAGTCTTCAATGCCACCTTTTCGTAATTATTTTCATTCCATTCATTCTTAACAGCCACCCGCTCTGGCTTTTTCGAGTTTTTCCTGTCCAAGTCCCGCACATGTTCCTTGTCACGCTTCTCATTTTGCTTATTAAACTCATCGCGACACAACCTACATGTCTTGGTATCCTGACCATTTGCGCCCACATAATAATCAACAGGATTCGACTTACAACAAACCGAACATTGCTTTTGTCCATCGACAATATCCGATACAATAGCACGCCGTGCGGCGTGGTCTCGCACCCGCTCTTTTTCCAAACATTCCGCACAACTCCGGTTCAGATAGTCCGATGACAACTGGACACGACATCCGCGCAAGTACTTGGCACAAGGTCGTGTCCCCGCGTTGGTACATTCGTCCACAAACAAGCAAATCTGATGGAGTCCGCAATATGCATTGTCCGCGGATTTTGAATAAGTACATCCAGGTTTTCCACAGAGGACAACAGCGGTGCGTAGTTTTTCGCGATTGGCCGCACCTCGACCATGACATGTAGAACACTGATTTATACCAGGTTCCATAAAATACATCTTCTTACAACCAGAGCACAACCGTGTTTGCTCGAGCATTGCGTCACTATAATTATTCATATACTGGTGATTCTTACAGAATCGAGAATCAGGTTGATAATAATTGCGACATCCGTTGTTATTGCGGTCTTTTGCCAAACACTTCATTGTAATATAATTAATGAGTTGGGATAAATATAAGATTTCAATTTTATATGTAAAATTGAAAACGTAAGTTATATAATTATTAATAATATCCCACATATGGCATTTACTAAGAATATTGATGAACTGGTGGATATGTTCAATACCCAAAAAATTAATTTAACCAAATATGTAAAAAAAAACTTTAAAGAAGGCGTAAACTTTATTGAACAAAACCAAGCGGAAAAGTCAAATCAGAGAGGTGGTCACAATCGCATATACATGTTACTTACCGAAGACGCATACAATCTAGTAAAAAATACATACAATCTCAAAAACCGGTATATAAAGAAAATAAATGAAAATTGCGGCCATGTAAATGTTGTCATGTGTATCGAAACCCAGACAATTGGTTTTATAGAGAACTCGTTTTCAGAAGCACTCCGATTAACTCGTCAAAAACGGTTTGGAACATATTATATTGATTTGTATTTTGAAGATTACAACTTGGCGATTGAATGTGATGAAAACGACCACAAAGACCGCGATATAACATATGAACGCACCAGAGAACAATATTTATTAGAACAAAATATAACAATAATACGATACAATCCAAATGACAAGAGATTTGATTTGTCAAATGTATTGCGGAAAATTACAAAAGTATTATTTAGTAAGTCCGAGACGCCGAGTGTTATCAAAGTCGATTTTGATTCGTAATTAGTTTTGAAAAGCAAAAGCAACTAATAAAAATGCATCGACAATGTTTGCTTTTTGTTTTTAAAAGCAAAAAATATGATGCTTTTTTACTAAAAACTATTTTAGTAATAATATAAAGCAAATTTACTTACTATAATAATGACATCAAGAAACGAAGAAGAATACCGATTGAAACTTGAAATAGAGAAACTAAAACTTGAATTGGAAAAAAAGGACAACGTGTCCGATGAAAAAATAAATCTATTAATAAAAAAAATGGGAATCAATACATTATATGAAAAAATAGACAATATGGAAAAGCATATTTTAGAATTAGTCAAGAATCTTGGAACGACTGCCCCCAAAACCATGACCGGATTCCAAGAACCCCTGATAAACCTCGGCCCCCGAGTCCAGCAAATCCATCCCGACACAATGGAATTGATAAAAGTCTACGAATCCGCCTCTCAATTAATGACCGAAAACCGCGTCATAAAACGCCCCAGTTTGACCAAAGCCGTGATTGCCAATACAATTTATTGCGGATTTCGCTGGATGTTTGTAGAGAGAGACCAGGACGCATCCAAAACCGACTCGGTACAACCAACGAAACAAACCCGCGTCCAAAACCTCGGATATATTGCCAAATTAACCGCCGATGAAACCGAGGTTTTGAACGTCTATCTTGACCGTAAGACAGCCGCACTCATGAATGGATTCGAATCATCTGCCGCACTAGACACACCCGTGAAAAACGGCACCATAGTCAAAGGTCATGTATACAAATTGTTCAGCGATTGTGAAACCGCTCGCATCAAGTTCATCGAGAAACATGGAAAAGAGCCTCTCCTCTATAAGAATGGATTCGGCGTATTTGACCAAGATGGAAAACTAGTTCGCGAATATAGTAGTAGATATGATTGTATAAAGTTCGAGAAAATCAGCGACAAAACAATTACAAAATCGATGAATAAAAATGCTCCATTTAATGGCGCGCTTTTCAGAAACTTGGGACAAAAACTTCATTTCATATAAATCTTTAATCATCTAAACACGCCTACAAACTAAACCGGTCGGCACATTCTTCCAAACACATATCGTCCCATTCCATTCGTTGAATGGTCTCAGTTCCGTCGCGCGTATATCCAATCCACACCCCCGCGTTTCCACCTTCCTCGTGCCATTCATTTTTCACCCAGCATGACGGATATTTGGTCAAAAGCCCTGCCAACCAATTAAAGTTGGGTGCCCAAGCAGACCACATATTTAATTCAATTGCCCCTCGGCCTCGGCGATACACCTTAACATGGTTCAAATATGAGTCGGTTTCCCCCACCATAAATTCATTCCGAATAAGTCTATCAATCTCTTTATGGTCGGCAGTAATAGTAATATGGTTCTCGCAATCATTGGGCATTATAACCTAATATACTTCAAATATTTATATTGATATACAAAATACATAAACCCAGGTTTTCACTACTATTTATATGGAACTTGCACAAGAATATAATGAAAAGTACCTTGAAATGCTTATTTACTTAGAGGACCTAAAACAAATCATCGCCGACGAAACCGCGTTCGAAGGCAACAGTTTCTACCATCATCAAACATTAAATGAATACCCCGAATTGTACAACAAACAACTCAATCTGTTTTGGTGTGGGAAACAGGCACGTGCCAAGATTTGCGAAATTGGATTCAATGCCGGACACTCGGCAATGCTGATGCTGCTGTCATCATCCGCCACAACATTCACAATATTTGACATTGACCATCACAAATATACGCGACCATGTCTAGAATATTTACAGTCGGCTTTTCGCAATATTGCGTTTGAATATAACGCGGGAGACTCGACGCAAACTATGCCAAATTGGATAAACGACAATCATTCAGAACAATCAACATATGACCTTGTTCATGTAGATGGCGGACACAGTGAGTTTTGTGCATCCAATGATATGAAGCACGCGGACATATTGTTGAAACCGGGTGGAATTATGGTTGTGGACGACACCGACGCACCGCAAATAAACACACTTGTTGATGTCTACTTGGCTTCTAGAAAATACGAGGAAATTATTGTCTTGAAAACCTTTGGATATCCGCATCGTATAATACAAAAATACTAATCCTGTGTAAAACAATAACCAAAGTTATTTATTGTTTTATTATATCTGTGCCTTAGGGTCGTGCCTTAGGGTCGTCCCTTAGAATCCAGGATCCCCAGTAAACACATTGGCCGCCGATGGAATCGCCGTTTTCTCAGTAATCGCGTCAATGAAACCGCCTACTGGTTTATTGAGTGTCATTACTGAAAATACCGCAACGCCACACGACAACGCAACAACGGCAGAATCACGCATCAACTCTTTCATCGGCCGCATTTCTTTTTGGATAAACTTCATCTCAATAATCTTTACAACAATGTAAAAGATGGTGGTCACCAAAACAATTGAAGCAATTGAATCCATTTCTAAATAGAGTTATTTTTTAAACCATTTTTTTACGCAAAGTCCTCGATGCCTAAATCTATATTGTCGCCGCCGCCGGAGGCGGCAGCTCCGCCAAACATGGGATTCAAATCCATTGCGCCTAAATCCAAATCAACATCATCGCTTATTTTGATTCGGTCATCATCATCATCCTCTTCTTCGGCGCGTCGCTGATTATATCGCATCGTGCTAATATCATCAAGTCGCTCATCTGTTTTTGGCGCAACTATTTCTTCTACACGACCATCATCATTGAGTGCCTGGTCAATATCATTGAATGACAACTTGGTAATAACCGGTTTGTCATCAATATTGGTAATGGATGGAACAACACTGGGTGGTTCGGTATCTTCGGTTTTGGTAGACGCCGTATCATTTGTTGACACCTCCTTATCGGTAGCACCTTCGGTAGCAGCACCAGCACCTTCGGTAGCACCTCCATTAATAACCTCCTCTTCCTCTTGCTCAATAGAAACGTCTAAATATGCCCGGACAATAGTTTCGGTAGGAATGCTATCACGAATAGTGCGCAAAATACACTCCTCCACTATTACCTCAAATTCACGATGATTGCGTTGTTGTACAATCGCGGTAGCATACTTGTCGAACAAATACGCATTACGATACACTTTACTAGCAACGGTGATGTAAACTTTATGGATAAAGTCATTCAACTTTGGGATAGAAATGTCAATTTTCTTCTGCCGAGTACCGACACGAACGCAAGTAAGCACTTTCAGTTGAATAATATGAACACATGTTATCAAATCTTCTAAATATCCACATCCCGATTTCTCCACAATACGTTTCTTCTCATCTTCAATAATGTTTGAGTTCCATTTTGGCACGCGACACAAGAAATTCTGGAATGTCATCAAATATTTCTCCAGTTCATTGGTTTCCATACTGAGTTTCCACGACTCGGCAAAAATAGAGCGCACTCCCTCCATTATGAGAGGCGTCAAAATCGCAACTAACCGACTACACCATTCATTACGCGACTCGTTCAAGTTTGACAACACAAAATCATCCATTTATAAAAACGAAATATTTTTTAAATCCGCGTTTGAACGAAGATAAATAAAGTCGAACAAGTACAACAACAGCATTTTTTCAGAACGAAACTCGCCCTTAATTTTGTTGTAGCAAAATCGCAACTTTACAAGCCGGACATTATCAACTATCGTCGCTAAAAACTCCAAAACATCCAAACAAGAAATCCCGTCCTCATAGAGGTGCTCGGCTATCTCGATGAATTGTTTATGAGTCCGTGTCTCCGTCGCGCCAACAATTTCGGCAATGCGCCGATTAGTACGTTCATGATGCTCATCACCAAGGTCTCCGTAAACAGCATTGTTCTTAATAATATGTAAGCTCTGGTAAATGGGTGCATTATGCGCAAACTCCGCCGTGTTGTTGTCGGGCACATAGATTTCGCAAAATCGCGACAAAATAGGTTTCAACAATTTATACTTGTTTTCGACCACGATGAAAAATCGCGTATTGTTGCTAAATAGTTCAATACAACGGCGCAAGGCAGACTGGGCATCAATCGTCAATTCATCGGCATTATAAAGGACAATGCTCTTGAATAAGTTATTGTCATTACACTGAACATTCGTCTTTGAAAAATGCTTTAGTTCTTCGCGGATGAACTTGATGCCCTTCCCATGAGCACAATTCACAAACATGACATAGGTTTTCACGCGCAAGCGGTCTCCATGATAAATCCGATAAATAAAATCACCGACGATGGTTCGTTTGCCAGACCCAGACGACCCATGAAAAATAATATTGGGGATGCGTTTCGAGGCAATAAAATTGTCTAGTTTTTCAACAACGGATGATGCCATGATTTACATAATTAGTGGGCGGTCTTTTATTTTCTTTTAGTACAAATCAATCAATCCAGCAACTTCACGGTCCCCATTTGTTTAGTGAATACGTACCTCTCATGATACATGGTTCTCCGGCGCAAATTACAATTCAAACATGCGATTTCTACATTGTCCGTATTATGTCCACGCGTATTGTCAATTCGTTCAAGTGTCCATTGGTTGGATTCGCGCACATGTTCGTAGAATAGCATCGCCTGTTTCTGACAATAAAAACACAGCATTTTACGGTCGGACATCAACTTAATCACGTCATCAAACCGTACAAACTTGGATTCATCGTATAAAGCTTTCTTCATATCTTGCGATTTGTATCCCGAAATCTTGGCACAAACTTGGCGGCGTAGTTCTTGAAAAACGAGCGTTTCTGGGTCATCTTGAGCTAAAATACACTCCAATTGCGTATCATAATTTAAATATTTCGGGTCCAATTTCCATTCTTCCATGGTTTTGCGAATCGGTTTTTCTTTTTTCACAACAGACACAATATCAGTCTTTGGTGCCTTCATCGAGAAATCCACGACCTTTGTTTCCATATTCATAATGTATTGTAATAAAACAATATAAACATTTAACCATAATAATATAAAGAAACATCACTAAATTATGTTTAACGAAACCGACTCCATTAATGATGTATTTAAGAACGCCGCATCAGCAGCAGAAGCTCCGCCACCAAAACCAGATTCCACAATTCCACCCGACACAAAGATTATGAACAAATATAAAAATCATATGATTTCGGCGGCGGCATTAGAGGAAGACAAAGCCAATTCATCACTTACCCAAATTGATTTGCTCCTTGAACAAGAGAAAAAGGCGCTAAGTACGGAACCCTGGAATAAATTGGACAAACGCCTAAAAATCCAAAAGCTTCATGCATACGCCGAAAAATACGGCCGCGAAAACGCCTTTTCGCTAAAAGACGTGAAAGGACTCAAGCAATTTTTCAGCGAGTGTTTGGCAAAAGACAAGATGGCTAAAGTGCGTGATGTTGAGTATGACAAAGCACACGGCACAATACAGTCTATCCCCGGGCTCGTATTCAACTCGGCAACTCGCGCATTCACATTGAAGAACCTCGATAAAAAGGTTTCGACACTGAAGTCAATGACACCAAAGAAGGTTGCCGTTGTAATAACAGAAGACGCATAACGCGACCCGACCACCCGTAAAATTGAATTAAAAAATATTAGAAAAATAGACTATAATAATATAAAATGAATCAAATAACCAACCAAGAAATAATGGACCTGGAATTGGAAATATATTTGTTTGTTAGTGAGTATTTAGAGACAAACGCAATCGAACATCATGACCCCCAGTTTTACGACAAGCTAACGGGACTCGCAACCGACGAATATTTCTCAATATGTGCTTGTATGGATATTTATGAAAACGCCGATGATTATGATGAAGCATATACTGAAATCCGCAACAAAATTGGCACCCAAATACGCGAGTATTTCAACATGTTGTCTGTTCCACGGCGCCAATATTTGAATCCGCGCCAAATCCACTATTCTAAAAGCGACGGAATAGATGCCAAAATAGCAAAGCTACGTTCGGCATACCAACCCGCCCAGCGTACACCCGAATGGTACGCCTTTCGCAACAACCTGGTTACGGCCAGCAATATATGGAAAATCTTTGGCTCAGACGCAAATTACAATAGTCTTATTTGCGAAAAATGCCGCCCCGATATCCCAATTCCAAATATTACAACGGATAAATCCAATGATGATGATGACATGGTGGCATTTACTGAAGTAAAAAACGTGAACGTGGATTCGCCTCTACACTGGGGTGTCAAATACGAGCCGCTTTCGGTTGAAATATACGAACATCGCAACAAATGCGTTGTCGGGCAATTTGGATGTATTCAGCATCCGCGTATTTCGTGTGTTGGTGCGTCGCCTGATGGAATCGTAGTTTCCTCCGAATCCGACGACTATGGAGTGATGTTGGAAATCAAGAATGTCGTAAATCGCGAAATAACGGGTGTTCCCTCTATGGCCTACTGGATTCAAATGCAAGTCCAGATGGAAGTGTGTGATTTGGATGATTGTAATTTTATAGAAACGCAATTCAAAGAGTATCCGGAAGCGGTCACAACGGCCGACGATGATGCCGAAACCAAATTCTACGCAGGGATACCAAACTATTTGTACAATGGAGTCATCCTCTATTTTGTCAAACGCGATTTCGTCGATAATTCACCAAAATATATGTACATGCCACTTGATACGCCCCTCAATAAACCATCAATTGAGGCCTGGGTTGCCGAGAAAAAACGCGAACTCGCAAACACCCATGTACTATTTCGACGAATATATTGGTACTGTGACCGATTCTCATGCGTTCTGGTTAAACGAAACCGCGACTGGTTCTCCGCGGCGGAGCCGCGAATCCGAGACTTCTGGAGCGTAGTCGAGAAAGAACGCGCCGACGGATATAGCCACCGACTTCCGAAAAAACGCACACCCAAACCATCTGCCGGCGGGTGTATTATAAAAATGCTCGATGTTTAACTTAGCAAAAACAAGCATATATTATTCTTTAAAACAAATGATTTAGAAACTTGACATATACATAATCATTGTATATGTCAAATGATGAAATGCACGTAACAAAGCGCAGCGGCGCCATAGAAATTGTCTCATTCGATAAGATTCTTAGTCGTATCAAAACAATTGGAATAGAGGCTGGGATCAAAATCAATTATACCTCTCTTACGATGAAAATCATCGACCAGCTTTATGACAAGATATCCACCACCAAAATTGACGAACTAACTGCCGAACAATGCGCGGCGCTGTCTTCTACCCACTATGATTACGGCACAATCGCCTCTCATATTGTGGTATCAAACCACCACAAAAACACGATCTCTGACTTTCGCGAAGTAGTTCGCGCCCTTTTTAACGCCGTCGATAAGAATGGCAACTTGTCGCCCCTTTTGTCTAAAGAGCTCTATAATGTTGCGGAGACCCATGGTGATGCCATCAATGCCGCCATTGACTTCAAGCGCGACTATTTAATCGACTATTTTGGTTTCAAGACTCTGGAGAAGTCGTATTTGATGCGGTCCAATGGCGTCATCATTGAGAGACCCCAGCACATGTGGATGCGCGTTGCCATCGGTATTCATGGGTCCGACATTGCTGCTGCTATTGAAACCTATCATCTGATGTCGCAGAAATACTTCACCCATGCCACGCCGACGCTTTTTAACGCGGGCACACCGAGACCACAGCTCAGTTCGTGTTTTTTAATCGCGATGGAAAAAGACAGTATCGAAGGTATTTACAATACGCTGAAAGACTGTGCCCTCATAAGCAAATGGGCAGGAGGAATCGGGATGCATATCCACAATGTGCGTGCTACAAATAGTCAGATTCGGGGGACCAATGGCACTAGCAATGGAATTGTCCCGATGCTGCGCGTGTTCAACAACACCGCAAAATATGTTGACCAATGTGTAACCCCGGAAACCTATATATATACAACACAAGGTCCGATTGAAATCCAAAATTGCGCATATGGTGAAACTCAAGTGTTCAATTTAACGGGTGGAGTAGAAACAATTGAAAACGTATTGGAACATCCATATGAAGGACAAATATACAATATTGAAACTATGCATTCAATTGATAATCTGAGAATTACACCGGAGCACCCAGTATATGCCTTGGTTGGACAAGTAAAGGGACTACATCTTAATACAATCAAAACGCCGACAAAGTCGGCTGATTTGAGTGAGCAAGATGGTGCTAATTGCGCCCCCTTCGGGGAAATGCGCGATGATGTAAATTATGGAGTAATTGAAAACCGATTAAACAAAAATATTTCCAAGTTTGAATGGGTAGATGCTAAAGACCTACAAAATGATGATATGTTGGTTTATAAAATCCCAACACACAGTACAGACATACATGAAATCACAAATGACGACTGTTACATGTATGGAGTTATATTAGGGGATGGATGTTTGAGCAATGCCGACCAAAATGGATATATATCACTCCATACTACAAATAAAAAATATATCTTAGATTTTGCAATTCAATATTTTGAAAATAAATGTATAAAATACAGAATAGATACAAATGAAAATATTACTCGAATATGTTGGCATAAAAGTCTAAATATGCCTTTCCGGTATAGTGATTTATATGATTCCAATAAAACCAAGCGGGCTCATTATAAATGGTTAAACTTGCCAATTGAAAAATCAAAATATGTCTTAAAAGGTCTAATAGATACAGATGGATGTAAACATCTGGAGTTAATGTTTGACAGCACATCCAGGAATCTGATTGAAAGTGTTCGGTTTCTTTGTTTGAAAATGGGAGTATTAACCAGCGGATACACTAGGGACAGAATCGGTGAAACACATGTGTCCGCAGCTGGCAATACAATAACCAACCAACAAATTGCTTGGTGTTTAAAAATACCGCAGACCCAGGTCATTTGTGAATTGCTTGGCATTGACTATGATGACAAACAATTTTTCAAGTTTTTCAGATACAATGACTTTTTATTAACTCGAATTAAAAACATTACAGTTGAAGAATACTCAGGAACACTCTACGACCTTCAAATGAAAACTCAACATGACTATATGATTCATAATTGTATTGTACATAATGGAGGAGGAAGACGCAATGGCTCATTTGCGATTTACTTGGAGCCATGGCACTCGGATATCGAAATGTTTCTCGAAATGCGCAAGAACCACGGCGACGAGGAATTGAAAGCGCGTGACCTTTTTTACGCACTCTGGATTCCCGACCTGTTTATGGAACGCGTGAAAGCGGATGGCACGTGGACTCTGATGTGTCCCAATGAATGCCCTGGGCTCGCCGATGTATACGGACAAGCTTTCGTCGACCTTTACACCAAGTATGAACAAGCGGGTAAAGGACGCACAACTGTGAAGGCCCGCGAGCTTTGGTTCAAAGTACTCGATGCCCAAATGGAGACGGGAACGCCGTATATTTGCTATAAAGACGCCGCCAACCGCAAATCCAACCAACAGAATGTAGGGACAATTAAGAGCAGCAATCTCTGTGCAGAAATTTTGGAGTACTCAGACGAGAACGAGACCGCCGTATGTAATCTGGCAAGCATCGCACTCCCGACCTTCGTTGAAAATGGCGTATTCAACTATGACAAATTGGTCGAAGTTGCCGGGGTCATTACACGAAACCTGAATCGTGTGATCGATATCAATTATTATCCCACGGAAAAGACGCACGTCTCAAATATGCGCCACAGACCCATTGGAATCGGCGTCCAAGGATTGGCAGATGTATTCCTCATGATGAACATCGCGTACCATAGCGACGAAGCCCGCGAACTGAATCGCCTGATTTTCGAGACGATTTACTATGGCGCGGCAAAAGCCAGTGTGGACTTGGCGGCAATCGATGGCTCATATCCATCATTCGCGGGTTCGCCTGCGTCTAAAGGCCAGCTCCAATTCGACCTGTGGAATGTGGAGCCAACACCAGGTCGATATGACTGGACCACATTGAAAACCCAGATTCAAGCATCCGGTATGCGCAATTCGCTGCTTCTAGCCCCGATGCCCACGGCATCCACATCGCAAATCCTCGGATTCAATGAGTGTTTCGAGCCATTCACGAGTAATATTTATAGCCGGCGCACAATGGCGGGTGAGTTCATCCTTACTAATAAATATTTGATGCGCGAACTGATTGCGCTCGGACTGTGGAATACAGAGCTCAAAAACAACATCATCGCAAACCAAGGCAGCATCCAGCACATCGAGAATCTGCCGGCGGATATGAAACAGCGGTACAAGACAGTTTGGGAAATACCAATGCGTCATGTGATTGATATGGCAGCCGAACGCGGGGCATTCATTTGCCAAAGCCAGAGTTTGAACCTGTGGATTGAAGATCCCACATACAATTCACTCACGTCGATGCACTTTTATAGTTGGTCGAAGGGATTGAAAACAGGTATCTATTATTTGCGCAGGAGAGGCAAACATCGAGCTCAGCAATTCACGATAGAACCGAAAAATGATGAGTGTGAATTGTGCTCGGCATAAGGGGTAGAAGGGCTGAAGCGGTAGAACCAAAGCTTTATTAAATGCGTTTTTGCATTTCTGCCAAAACCTATTTTTATTATTATATATTATATAATAATGAATCAAAAGTTGTCAATTAACCCAGAAGTGTTGAAGATGAATGCAGCAGATGTAAAATTTCCCATTAATGTGGAGAGTGCTAAAATTGAGATTGAAAATGATTATATGTTGAAAGAAGTTCCGAAACATAGAAAAGTAACTGACCACGGTCGCAAAAATGAAGAAAGCGACGCTCTTGGGTTTGACGAAGACCCTAGATGGGGTTTTTTTTTAAACCCAGAAAATCGTTATAATCATTACTATGTCATTGTAAGAGGAGGTCCAGGTAAAGACCCACGCTATGATAATGCATTAGAGTATTTAGGTAATTTTGATAAAATAGTGGAAAGAAACCTATGGGGAAGTAATTTAAGAGACGCTTATCGGCATTATAATATATGGTTTAAAAATGCTCCACCACAGAGTTCCTGGATATATGAAACTGATGAATTATATTATGCAACTGATCAAGATTATATGAATGAGTATTTTGATGATATTGAAGAAATGGGAGATATAGATCATGCTTATAGACGGTGGATAGGTGAAAGCAATGATGAATATAACAGAAAAAATACGATGTATATGCATTGGCTTGAATCAAAAAAAGCAGAACGAAAAACAAAGGCAAAAGAAATTACGAGATTGAAAAAAATGAATGCAAGAAACACAAGAAGAAAACGAAGACAAGAAATGGAAAAAGAAGAAGAAGAAGAATCTAGAAGACTAGCAGAAGCATTACAAAAAGAAGAAGAAAATAGAATATCAAAAAATGTTGGCAATCACGACAACGAGGTTAGAATTCGAATGAAGAATGTAAAAAATCTTACCCCCAAAAAAACTGTTGGATTCTCAAAACCTCGCACAAGTTTTAACGGTGGGACACGCATTTATAAGAAAAAATCAAGGAAAAAAATTGGAAAAAATACAAAACGTCGTTTTTAACTATTGAAGATACAAATCCATTGTACTAATTTGCAAAACATCAATCGGATACATGCCGAAGAATGGTGGCGACTGCGAGTTGTGAACGGTGTAAGCACCGGAAGGGCGACGCGTGTAAGCGATAAGAACCATGACTTACACAATGCATTTACCGAAGATTACTGCCAATATAATACCCCACCATATTTACACCAATATCAAGAATTGAGTTTTTATCAGTTTCATTCCAATAACGTTCTGGAACTGGCCAATACGTTTTTACAAAAGAATACGCGGTTTTATCATACACAATGAATCGTTCAAACAATTCCCACAATATTCCTAAAAATAATGCCAAATAGTATTTATTGGGATACACATATCCAATACCAATCCATAACAGAATGTGGTTCAGTGTAAACAAATCAACCGTTTTTAGTATCTCCACTTTCATTTGTAGAGGATGTACCAGCACCCAAAATTGAGTCAAAACGCAGCATTGTAGGATTCAAAAGATGTAATTTGGCTATCATTATACTATATCAAAACATCTGTATGCCAAGTGGACGCTTGGTATAAGCACTTTATAAGCATTTTATAAACAATATATGTGCGAAGACATATATTATTAACACCTGTGTGCTCAATAAAATACCGCAACAATTGCCCATAAGTTAATCATGGAACACCAATAACTTCCCCATATATTCGTTTCTCTAAATTTGTATAAAGAATACACAAGTGTCAAAAGCGAAATCATAATAAATAAATATTTTCTACGGTCTTTCAATAACCAAAATGGGTACATAATAAAAACGAATATATAACGAATATTATCCAATATTTTGGTTCAGACATTTTATACCGGTGAAGATTTACACCTTTTCACCCGCAAGGGTAAAACGCCCTCCTACCCGAAGGGAGGGTGTGGGCAGTTTCCCGAAGGGTTGGTGAAGGTGTTGCATATTGCGCATCGAAGATGCGAAATGGTGTAAAACCGCACACCGAAGGTGTGCTTTTCCCTTCGGGAAATACATATTTATTCAAGTACAATAACTGTCTTATTACTAGTAAGTTTTCTTGTTTGTTTTCTTGTATTTGTTTTACATTTCTTATTTATTTTTGTACCACCTTTTGCTGTTTTTTCTTTCGCGGTCTTATCCCTAGCCTTTTTTGCGGTAGCATTTTTAATGGTTTCGGCTAGATTAGAAATATGGTCTTTGTCAAACATATCGAGCGACTGAAATGCTGCTAGGTCTTCCGGTATGTTCTTGGACAGCAATACTTTATACATATTATTAACCTTGAAATTTATATCACCTTTTACTAATAGATCTTTTAACCCTGTTGTATCGTCTTTTACAATGGAAAATGGAGACATTTTATTAGGTCTTTCACTATCAAAAAAGTTTATATTTGCTCCATAACGTAAAAGAAGTGTTAGAATATTTTGAAACAATTCACTTTTTTTTGGGAAATAACTAGATCTTTTTGCTATTTGTACTGCTATGTGTAAAGGTGTTATGTTAGAAATATAACCATTATCCAATCGTTTGACGGGTTGATTAACATTTGCATTATGTTCAAGAAGAAGTTTAACCATTTTAAAATTTACATACGCATCTTTATCTTCTGTACCATCTCTGGTTATAGCCATAAATAGAGGCGTCATTAATATTACATATATAATATTTGAACCATTTGAAACTTTTATAGAATCTCCATTAGTTGTAATATTTGGATCGGCTCCTTGTTCGAGAAGACATTTGACAGTTTTAAGTTTTCCAAATTCTGTTGCTAAGAATAATGCCGTCATACCATCATCATCTTGCCAATTTAGATTGGATTTATATTCAACAAGTAGTTTAATAATATTACAATGTCCAGCATATGCCGCGACGAATAAAGGGGTGGGAGGTTTTTTTTTATCCTTCTTTTTCTCTCCCTTCGACGTCCATTCCCAAGACGAATAATCAACTCTATCTATACTCGTATTTGTAAAACGTGAGCATTCGGGTCTTAAATTGAGTTTGCCATATTTATGCTTAAGGTCTAGGGCAATTTCTTCATATTTGTCAAGAAGGGCTTTAACAATTTCTTCATGTCCATTCATTGCTGCAATAAACAAAGGTGTTACAAAATAGTCATATTTTGCGCCTTTATACTTTCCCCACTTGATATTTACACTTTCAGTTATATCAGCCCCCTTAGATAACAGCAGTTCGACAATCGTATAATACCCCTTTTCTACCGCTATAAATAGAGGGGTTGGATCTGTCTGAGGTAGAGTCTCCCGATAAATTGACAGCGACCCACGATTCACAGCCATCTTTGCGACATCGGTCTCTGTTATTTTGTCAAAAATCTCTTGAACCTCTATCAACTTGTCATTTTCATTTAACATTTTCTTTTTTAGACATTTAATAATATTATCGTAGATGGTTTGTCCTTCTGGTGTTTTTTTAGGTTTGCCTTCAAACATCATTGTCATTACTATTTTTCTTTCTTCCAAATTCAAGTCTTCCTCCTCATCCTCCTCATCCTCGTACTCATCCTCATCCTCATCATCTTCATCCTCATCATCTTCATCCTCATCATCTTCATCCTCATCATCATCTTCTTCTACATCTTCTTCATCATTTTTCCCCTCACCATCTTCCGTATCAATTGTGCTCATTATATATATACATATAATAATATTTATATAAATATTATTATATTGTTTGTGTAATTTGAACTTCTAAATGCTGTAGCAAAAATATTACGTAAGGGAGAGCTTTATAGTTATTCAATTTCATATTCAAATATATATATAATAATTTACAAATCATTATTATATTTTACATACAAAACACATTTAGAAATATTGAATATAATTGAATATCCTCCGATAAATGGACTCGCATCAGCACATTGACTTATTCCCTACACCAGTCCCCACACTAACTTATGTCTCGTGTTTTGTCAATATCAATTGTAAAGAGCCCCACAAAACCCACCAATGGCGCATGGACAACTTCATCCATATTGCCAAAATGGGTGTACCCATCATCCTCTATGTGGATGCCGAAATACGTGAAGCATTCCAAGATACGTGGCCCAGTTATCCCAACGTTTTGCTGCGCGACGTGAACTACACCACATCATGGACCTACATAGTATGCGAAAAATACAAGACACGTCTTCCCGCAGTTCGCAACGAAGTGAAAGACTCATTCCTATTTCTTTGCTTGATGAATATGAAACTCGAGTTTGTTGCGAACGCCGTGAATGACAATCCATTCAATACGGGCCATTTTGCTTGGATAGACTTCAATCTTGCCCATATATTTACAGACAAAACCGCGACTTGTAATTACATGAAAATGATGTCATCATGTCATTGGAAACCACGCTTCATCGCCAATCCCGGATGTTGGGAAAAAGGCCAAGGAATCGAAAATGTGGTGGACGTTATTAATTGGCGATTCTGTGGCGGATTCATGGTGGGTGACGGCAAATCGTTCATGGATTTATTTGACCTATATCTGGAACATTTTACCCCATTTATGCACAAATACCGCACCATCACATGGGAAGTCAACTTCTGGACATGGCTCGAGAACAACACGGATTGGAATATCACATGGTACAAAGCCGACCACAATGACTCGATTGTCCGTGTCCCATCATATCTGTTTTCGCGATGTTTAACAAACCCTGTGACGCGATATGCGCTTCCCGAGAAACCCGGATTCTACCCTTCATCGACCGCCTATATCAAAACATACGAGGGAGACCATGTCATCAATATCCGCTATGTGAATTACCGACTCGATGATTGTGGCCGATATATAATCAATCATCCGCAAGGACATCTGGAAACGCTGAATCTGAGAGCATACTTGACACCGGATTTCCAAAGTTTGAAGGGCGAGCCGGAGTTCATGTGGGAGGGGATGATGGGTCTACCCATATATGACCGGTCAATAATGGGACTCGAAGATGTGCGTTTGTTTTACACAAACGAGTTTCACAACTCTATAAAATACGTCGCTACGAATCGCTCACATTCAGTATCTAACAAAATCCGCATCATTATGGGCGATTACTCGGCATCTATGGCAATGTTTGAATCGGGTAAAATACTCGAACCGCCGACAGATACATGGTGCGAGAAAAATTGGATACCGATACCAAGCACGGGGAACCAACGATTCATTTATCGGTGGGCACCATTTGAAATCGGTGAATTGGACAATCATGGACAATTGAAAATCCAGTTATCGGTTCCAGTTGAACATATGTTGTTCAAAAAAGTGCGCGGATCGACTCCGCCGGTTTGGAGTGAGAAATATGGGTGTTATTTGTGCGTGGTACATTTTTGCGAACATATTCATGGAGCAAAGACGTTGGCATATTACCATATCTTGGTAAAGTTGCGAGCCAGCGATTTCTTACCGATAGAATGGTCAGATGTGTTTCATTTCACAAAAGTGGGAATCCAGTATTGTATTGGGTTTACAATAATGGACGACGGGAAAATGGCGTTTTGGTTCTCGGAACATGATGGCAACCCGGGGTTAATTATTTGTTAACTTGACCAATATTAACGTTTTCATTTATCTCTTTAACGTCCGTTTTTATTTCATCATGTATTGCTTGTAAATCAAAAAACTTGTTGTCAGTATATGTACCAACAGTTAATACATCATATTGGTCATCATCATATTCTATTATTGTTTCGGTATATGGTAAAGTAGAATTACTATTAGCTTTCTCTTTATCTTTCCTTTCTTTTTCTTTATTCATAAAATTTACACCATAACTGTTATTGTCGTTATCATCAAAAAATAATTTAGAAATTTGTTCATATTTTTCCGGTTGTTCAGAATTACCTATAAACATATCTCTAATTTCCGGTATAAGCATCAAATATTTATTTTTAAGAAATGTTTGTTCGTCTTTTTCAAGTCGTGTTTTCTTGGCATTTTCGTCTTCATTATCGTAAGGTTCACGTTTAAAGCTGCTATAAATATACTGAAGATATAATGGAATATCTCTTGGCAAAAACGATTTAGATTTTCCTGATTTTTCTTGTGTTTCGTTACTATAATTAAAATCATATCCAAGCTCTTCAAAATCTTTTAGTATTGTGTCATTGTCTTGAGAGCTTGGCTTATATTGAAACCCTATATTTTTTGGTTTATAATCTTCAAATCTTGGTTTTGGCGTACGTATTTTGTTACCACCAGTTACAAAACTCTTTACATCGGATGTAGTTTGTGTTATATTTTTTTGTATAGCGGTTTTATCATTATCATTTTTATTATCAAAAAAAGAAGTTGTAAGCATTTGTATCTCTGATTTTATAAAACTCATTACTTTCTCTTTTTGTTGTAAATATTCAGCCCAATCTGGGTTTGTGCGTTTTCCAGTGCTATTATTTACTACACCATTAAGATCATTTATTTCATTTTGTGTTCCTAGAATAATCACGGTATTTTGTGCAAGATATTTAATAGTTCTAACATTTTCATCTTTTATTTGTTTTCTTATATAATCTTTCATATTTTGTATTATTGTATCCAATTTAGGTTTAAAAATATCATCAAAAATTGTACTAAAATTAGGATACCAATCTTTGTCATAATACATTGCACCTGAGTTACTATCATATTTTAATTCTGTCCATCCATTTAGCTCTTTTAATGCTTTAAAAAAATTATGACGATGTATTTTTCTATTTGAAATTAGAGGTTGAGAAAAATTGTCAGCAAATATTTTTAAATCCACATTTTTATTAAAAATTTCTTTTAGTTCTTCTTTTTTCTTTTTTATATCATCTAAATCTTTTTGTTCAGCTTTAATAAATGTATCAAATATAATTTTTATGATATCATATTTACTATGATAATCACTAATTGGGTCTTCTATATTGGTAATTGTATTAAAAATTGATTCATTCGTTTTTTTAAAATTATTGATAGTTTCAATTGCTCTATTATATTTACTAATATTATCAACTATAGATTGTTGTTCTTCTTCTAATAAATTAAAATATATTGTAACAGATATGTCTTTTTTAATTGTTATATTTCTAGTTTGTTTGCCAATTTTTTCAATAAACGCATCTGAAACATTATTTGTATAATCTTTTGGATTTGTAGAATCTTTTGTTTTTCCTTTTTTTAAATATAATGTATTTTTAGGTATATCCAATAGATTTGAATAAAACAAATTAGAACGGCTATAAATATTTTTAGTATTATACTCTTTTCTATATATAAAATCAATGTCTTTTATTTTTGTATTTAATTCTCCTATAAACTTAATTGTATCTCGATCAGTAGTTGTAAAAACGCTATCAAAATATCTTTCTAATCTTTTATAACACAAATGTGTGCGTAAGATTTTATCTATTTTTGATATCATATCACTAACATCTTTGGTTTGGTCTATAAACCACACCTGTAAATGGTCAAATATATTTGGTTTTTTATTAATAATTGATGCTATAATAAAACTAAGCAATGCAGCTTCTTTTTTTTTTCGTTCTTCTTCTGCTATTCTAGCTTCCTTTGCCAAGCGGTCTCCTTCTGAAGCCACCACCAATGCCAATAACGCAATTCTTTCTTGTTTATTGCGGACTGCATCTTTTCTACGACGTTCTTCATCTACCCTAATCGCCAATGCTAATGTTGCCATTCTTTCTTGTTTGATACGTTCTTCTTCTGCTTCTTTTCTTAGACGTTCTTCTTCTGCTCCAACCACTAATGCCAACGTTGCCATTCTTTCTTGTTTGATACGTTCTTCTTCTTCTGCTTCTTTTCTTACACGTTCTGCTTCTTCTGCTTCTTTTCTTACACGTTCTGCTTCTTCTGCTTCTTTTCTTACACGTTCTGCTTCTTCTGCTTCTTTTCTTACACGTTCTGCTTCTTCTGTCCCAACAACCAATGCCATTGTTGCCATTCTTTCCTGTTTGATACGTTCTTCTTCAGCTTCTTTTCTTAGTCTTTCAGCTTCTTTTCTTCGACGTTCTTCTTCTTCAGCTTCAACTTCTCTTCTACGACGTTCTTCAGCTTCCGCTTCTCTTCTACGACGTTCTTCAGCTTCCGCTTCTCTTCTACGACGTTCTTCAGCTTCCGCTTCTCTTCTACGACGTTCTTCTTCTGCTCCAACCACCAATGCCAACGTTGCCATTCTTTCTCTTTTTATACGTTCTTCTTCTGCTTCTTTTCTTTGGCGTTCTTCTTCTGCTTCTTTTCTTTGGCGTTCTTCTTCTGCTTCTTTTCTTT